TGGCAGAACAAGAGCAACGTAAATATAGGTTGCATTTACAACAGCAACAGCAACAGCAACAACAGCAACAGCAGCAACAACAACAGCAGAGACGTTTAGAACAAATGCGTATACAACAGCCGCAACAGCAACAGCAACAGCAACAGCAACAGCAACAACAGCAACAACAGCAACAACAGCAACAACAGCAACCGCAACCGCAACCGCAACCGCAACAGCAACCGCAACAGCAACAGCAACCGCAACCGCAACGACTTGTTAGACGTGTAAGAAGAGGATTTTTTTAATTTATTAATTTATTAAAATATTATATTATAAAAATTAATAATGTAATATTTTATAATATATATTATTTATTATGGTATATTTTTTTTATTTTCAGGGATGAATTCGTTTTCTTTGATAACGTGATTTTTATCTTTTTTATTTTTTTATTTTTATTATGACGTTTTGTTTTTCTAATTATTCGTTTTTTATTTTTTTTAGTGTGATTACTGTTTTGCTTATTGTCTCTGTTGTGTCGTCTACTATATTTTATACCTCCGAATAATTTACTTTTTGACAAAAAACTAGAATCAAAATCAATATTATTTAATAATTGTAAAATATACTTGTGTAAATCCATATCAACTCTAACTGCAGCTCCTGTTTTATTTTTTTCTGTATTTCTATATGTAGTTGTATCCTCGAATGCACGTATATTAAAATTACTTTTATCTGGAGTAAAAAACATTCCTATAAGGTTTAATGCAGCATAATTAATTTTGTCATTGATATCACGAATGTCTTGTCTAGATCCTAATACTCTCTGAAAATTCAAAATGAGTTGATCGTATAATTCACGTACGTGATAATTGGATCCTTGCTGGTTAAATAAATGTATACCTTGAAATTGAATTGCTCTAATTATAAATTTTAGTAAACTTGATATATGAATAAAATAAAAATCTTTTCGATTTTCAAAATCAAAGACATTTGTTGAAAACGATTTTAAAATGTTTATAATAATAGTTAAACATTCCTCCAAACCACTTTGTGCGTCTGGAAATTCGAACTCCAAATAGACCTGGTCGCGGAATTCAGGTTCATCTTGGAACAATAATCTTTGTGGTTTGTATTTTAGGTCTAGTAAATGTAACATATTCACTGTTAAATCAGGTTTAGGAACAGCATCAGGAGGAACAATAGCGGCAGCAATACCAGGAAATTTAAAAGTTTCAACGATTTTATCCAAAGTTTTAAAGCTAATATCAGAAACTTCTCCAATGACTCCTTTATCATTAAAAAAAACCTTTACCGTATCGGGAGAACCTCTTGAAATGGATTCATACATGCGTTGTCCTTCTTTAAATGATGTAAACAAAGTCCACGAATAATTATCATGCATGTCGCGTTGGGGTCGAGGAGGAGCTGCATCAGCAATAGCACGAGTTGCGCTCGCATTCGAATTGGGTTTCGCTTCCATTTCCCTACGATGTTCACTAATCTTTTTTAATTCCTCTTCTGGAATATCTGGGTTTTGCTTTTTTTCCCATTGAATATGAATATTTGTCTCAGGAATATCCCATAATAAATTAAATATATGAATAACAAAGGATCGATATTGCATAATAGGATCTATGTCATTATTAAAAATGACGCATACATCGATGTCTGAAGTTTCTTGTGGAATATGCAGTTCTATACATTTATCTCGCGGTAATCTTGAATGACATGCAAGCAGTTGAATAAACGTTCTTCCAATAAATGCAATTCGAACGTGTTCGTGTCGACAGAGGCCACTTAAAAGCGCAAATCCAAATAATGCTCTACTAGTTTGTCCGTTACCTTGTAAATTCATATATTCTGTTAAAGGAGCAGCAGAAGCAGCAGAACGGTCGGTGGGAGTTAATGTTGACAACATGTTTATAATATCTTGGTTTGATGCTTTGCGAACAAACGTCGAAAGTATAAAAAATTGTTTTAAAGTGCAACGAAATATAAATTTAAAACACGAATCACCATTTCCATCGCATAATGATGCAATATTCCGTTCGAACTGTATTAATTTTGCGGATTTTTTTTCAACAGCAGAAGATGCTACTATTTGTGGTTTTAATGGTTCTACTGGTAGTTGTGCTTCTATTGGTAGTTGTGCTTCTACCGGTAGTTGTGTTTTTTTATTTTTTTTTAATTTAGAATTAGTTGCATGAACTAGAGGAGAAACCGCAGGAGGAGTAATCGCAGGAGAAGCAACCTCAGGAGAAGCAACCGCAGAAGAAGTATTCGCAGGAGAAGCAACCGCAGGAGGAGCAACCGCAGGAGGAGCAACCGCAGGAGAAGTATTCGCAGGAGAAGCAACAGATCCTAATAACGCTTGATATGCTTCCACCATTATAGGTGAAAATTTTTCCATGTTAGCCGCCGTCCATGGAAAATTCGAACGAAGTTTTGGCGGTAATTTTTCATTTAGCATGGTTGCGGCAGCTTGATAATTTCCCGATTGGATTGCCTGTGAGAATTCTGGTAACATGGATTGTATATCTTTTTTGAAGCTGTTATTTCGTTGAGCTATGAAAGCTTGTTTTTCTTTATTGGTTAGCTGTGGCTGTTTTGCAAGTTCTTCTCGTCGCATTTGTTCTTCGAGTTCTTGCTGTTGTATTTTTGCAAGCGCTCTTATTTGTTTTGCATCTTCCCGTTCTTTCAGCTGTTCTTTTTTAAATTTGAGTTCACCCAGTCGAAGCGACCCTTCTACAAGTTTTTGTCCTTCCATTTTCATTCTCGCTAATTCTTTTTGTTGCTGTATTTTCTTTCTCTCTTTTATTACTTTCACTTGTTTTTCTTCGTCCGTCGTATAAATTTCAAAATCGGGAACCCGAATGCAGCATTGAGAGAAATCACAATGAAGTACGAGTTTATTATCTTTTGAAACCGAATTTGTTGATGTAAAATTTTCAATTCGCGTACTAAAAACATGTAAAAATCCAAAATAGTCATATCCGCGTTGTTTAAATACGGTATATTTATCTTTTAAATCTTCAATAATGGGCTGCAAAACAGCTTCACTAACAGATGATTTTTGTTTTTCATTCAATTTTGTTCTAACTACTGAAACGAATTGGATTGCATTCGATAGAGTGCCTTCAGACATTGGAGTAAATCCAATATTGCGTCGTACATCAAATACGGTAACGTCTTTTCCTGTTTTTTTCAAACCAGCAACTTCTGCAAGTGTTAATGTTTTTTCTACATCGCCTTCTCTCACAGAAAATATATCTCTTTTTTCAAATTCGCGCACCAACCCACGAGAAACGAACTCGGGATTAATTTGATCATTGTGTAACATTACAGAGTGATTCGGTAAATATAATAAAAAAACTGCAACATGACCCAGTGCAAAGTCGATTTTTTGTTTTTTTCCTTCGCTAGCAGTGCTGCCAAATAGAGATATAAATTTTTGGAACATTTCATTTAAAAAATAAATATAATTTTCAAATATAGTCGAAGAAATCGGATGTAGATTATCGAAATACTTATAAACCATAACATTTGATAAAAATGTCAATGAAACATTTTGTTTATTAAAATGAAAAAATTGCAAAGATGGATCTGGTTCTTGTAAAAATATATACAATTTTGAATACAATAAAACAATCTGAGTTACATTTTTTTGAATCATTTCTTTTTTAGTGGTCTCTGGTAAGGTTCTAATAATTGTAGCATAAAAAATAGAATCAAACAGATACTCTAATAAATTTTTCAGTTGTGAGGGTAAAAATTTTTCCATAGTTCTTTCAATAATTTGAGGATCCATTGTCCCATTCGGAATTCTCACTATGAATGTAAATTTATAACATATCCAAACATCAAAAACAAATTTATAATGCTTTTTTAATTCGCCTTTAATAAATTGTAAAGTTTCTTGTAAATTATTACCATTGGTTAAATAGTATTCGTGAGATAACGCCAGAATATCTTGAGCTGTTAAAAAATGTAAACCTGGATTATCTTCTCTAAATATATCTAAAAAAGTACACTCTGCGGGACCAGCGCATAATAATGATACAATCTGAGGAGGAGTTAAATAATTATCTTCAATATATTTATTAATTATAGCTTCATGACTTTGAGACATATTTTATATTTATAATAATATTTATATAAATATGAGTTATACTATATAAATATTTTTTTATAATTTTTATAATTTTTATATTTTTTATATTTTTTATAATTTATTACATTACATTTGAAAAATTATGCGATTCAAAATGATGCAGTGAAATCGAATATTTCTTCCGTCTTCGTTTTTTCTGCGAGAGCGTATTCGCTGACCCGTTTTTCGAAGAAATTCGTCTTGCCTTCAATGCTGATAAGTTCCATAAAATCAAACGGATTGGAAGAGTTGTATAATTTTTCACAACCTAATTGTAAGAGCAGTCGGTCTGCTACGAATTCAATGTATTGAATCATCAGTTTTGAATTCATGCCGATGAGGCGACACGGCAGCGCCTCGCAAATAAATTCGGTTTCAATTTCCACCGCCTCTTTTACAATGTCTTGCACGCGCGCTTTTTGAACCGGTTTTGCCATTTTATTATACAACAATATTGCGAATTCGGTGTGAAGCGCTTCGTCGCGACTAATGAGCTCGTTGCTGAACGTGAGACCGGGCATTAGACCGCGTTTTTTTATCCAGTAAATGGAGCAGAATGCGCCTGAAAAAAATATCCCTTCAACGCACGCGAATGCGATAAGGCGGGTTTGAAACGAGCTTCGCTTATCATGAATCCACTTTTTAGCCCAATCGCCTTTTTTTTTAATACACGGGAAATGATTTATTGCGTTAAAAAGGCGTCCCCGTTCCTCCTCGTCTTTGACATATGTATCGATTAATAAACTGTAACATTCAGAGTGTATATTTTCCATTGCGATTTGAAACCCGTAAAATGCGCGCGCTTCAGCGAGCTGAACGTCCGACATGAAACGCACCGCCAAATTTTCTAGGACGATTCCGTCGCTTGCGGCAAAAAATGCGAGAATCATGGATATAAAATATTTTTCATCGGGTAAAAGGGTATGCCAATGAGCGCCGTCTTTTGAAAAATCGATTTCTTCAGCTCTCCAAAAACAGTCCACCTGTTTTTTATACATTTTCCATATATCATTATCTTTTAGCGGAAACATTACGTAGCGACTATCGTCTTCGGTGAGTAAAAGATCAGCGAAATTTGTGCCAACGGGTACTGTTTTTTTTGACATTCCTAAATCAATGAACAAGTTATATATTTATTCAACAATATTTTTATATATTCTTTAAAAAATATATAAAATTTAATTACTAAATTTTTCAAAATTAAATTAGAAAATTAAATTATAACTATATTATAAATATAAACAATAAAATAACAAATGAATCATACAGATGACGGTGCCAATTCAGAAACAGATGCAATGGAATTATTTAAAAGAGATATGCATTTGAATCAAATAAAGAATAAATTAGAAGAAAACCGGAAAAAAATGCTTGGAAATAGATTATTATTGAAACAAACGTCGAAAACAAATCCACACTTGGGTGGTCTTGTAAAAGTGTACGATGAATATTATCATACTTTTAAAACGAACATTAAATTGCAAATAAGCGCTTTAGAGAGAATAGTAAAACATTTGAACAAAATGATGGAAGAAGAAAAATATAATGAAGATGAAGATACAACAGAATATGACGACATTAATAACATTATACCGATGCATCAATTAAAAAAAGATAAAAAAATGATGATGAAAGAAATACAAACTCTCAAAAAGTTGTTATCATCATAAGTAAAAAAAAATAAAATCTAAAATAATTGTATAATTATTATTATTATTATTATCTTACATATTTTTTTATCATGTTCTTGATGTTCTTACCCACCGATTAGAAGAAGTACAACTCCAATTATGGCCCAATGATCCGTCCTCTCCTGCAGTACATGTGGTTCCGGGACAAGCACAAATATAACCGGGACACGATCCTACGTCGGTTCCGGCCTGCGGACAACCTAGTTGCATCAATCCGCCCCCATCAATATCAAACCTTACCCTGTCATGGTGCCCGCGTGGAAGTTTCAACATTTTTTTGTCTGATAATTTAATTTCTTCAGTGGATACCTTGAAAACAATGTGGCCTTTACTATTTAGTTTCGCTTTATTGATTACAAACAAATACTTTTTTGAACCAATTTGCATGACGGTTGTGGGATTAAACAAGGGTTTATTTTGATTTTTTAATGATGTGTTCAAAAAATTAATTTTCTGGATCCATTGTTTTACTTTTTGATAGTATACTATTCGATTTTCATTCAATTTTTTATAAACATCAGACCAACTCTGATATACAAGAAATTTATGGATTTCGCTAAATGTAATTTTATATTTTCTTTCATTCAATTGCTTAATATCGATATTGCCTTGAACAACTTGGTCGAATTCGATATCTTTACCGGGCATTATTTATTATTATCTTTATTAAATATTATATATTATAATAAAGATAATAATAAAATCTAAAATAATTATATAATTAATTATATTTATAATTATTTAATGGATTTTTCATTACCGATTACATATGTATTAGCAGTTTTAAATTCGACGCTATCTGGCATTTTAACAGAATATTATATTTCTAAAAAAAATTTATATTATCTATATGGTGCTATATTTTGCAATGTATTTTTAATATTTAATTATATTAAAATATTTATAGCAGATGGTGTCGGAAAAGGGTATTTTTATATTAAAATAATGTCTATTATTCTAGTTACTGTTTACAGTGTTATATTTTTTAATGAAAAATTAAATGGGTATTCTATAATTGGCTTGATTATGGGCATTTGTTCTATATTACTTATAAACCATAAACCATAAATCATAAACAAACCATAAACCATAAATCATAAACCATAAATCATAAACCATAAATCATAAACCATAAACCATAAACCATAAACCATATTCATTGATTAATATCTATATACTTTTCCGGTTTCTCTCAACAAAAGTCCGCGCGGCTTCAATAATTTACACACCATTTCTTTTTTACGGGTGCAGTGTTTTTTCCACATGCGCTGAATGATGCGCAACCAAAATGTTTTATAAATGGCGACGTGTTCGCCGCCTTCAAGTTCGACCAGTTCTATAATTTCCAACGAAACATAATTCTTTTTAATAACTGCATTTTTATAATTTCGAATGACTGGGTGTTGATAACTGGTTGTGTTTATATATTGAACGTATTGTCGTCGTATAATTCCAATGAATCGCGTGATGGAATCGTGATGGTATAAATCATATAGTGTGTGTATGTTTATCGTTCTTAATATTAAAAAATGTGAATCAATATTGGGAGAACTTGATTCATTTTTACCATGAAGATCCGAGTTAAAAAATTCACAAAATGCCAGTTTATATTTTGATGCAAAAAATGACATAGTCATTAAATTAATTATAATCTAAAAATATTATATATCTATCTATCTATCTAGTGATACTGTATTATATACCAATCTATTTATGCATTAATTATAAATTAATTTAGTAATACCGCCATTAATAAATTAATTAAATAAATTAATATTACAAAATATTTATTAATTAATAATTATTTTGTAATATTAATTTTGTATTTTTTCTATTGTTTATAATATATAATATAGAATATATAAATAATTAGTTAATTAGTAAATTAGTAAAATGGTGAATATACACATGAAACTTCCCAAAGTTGTTGAAACAATGCTGCACGATAAAAATGTACTCTACATTGTTGCATTTTTAGCAATTATGAATTTTTTCGGTTATGTTGTTTTGAGAGATAGCTATGCATTATTAATATTTTTATCCGTTGGATTCATATCGACGTACTTTAGTAAAAATATGACGGTTGTTTTACTTTCAACATTGTTATTCACTAATTTTATTACCGTTTTGTCGAGAATGATTGTTGTAAATAAAGAGGGATTTGATGCAACTGCAGCAGATGCACCGGCGACAGATGCGACAAAACCGGCAGTACCAACAACAGATGCACCAGCAGTAGCAACAGCACCAGCTAAACCGGCAACAGCAACAGCAACAGCAACTGGAGCAACTGGAGCAACAGCACCAGCCAAACCGGTAGCAACTGGAACAACTGGAACAACAGCACCAGCACCTGGAGTAACAGGTGCAGGAACATCTATCAAAGCATCAAAGAAGGTTGCAAACGGTAAAATTGCGGAAGCGATGACTGAACTCAGCCCGGCAAGTTTAGACGGCGAAGACGATCTTCCCGTGAATAATCGCGTTGATTATGCCAAAACGCTGGAAAAGGCATATGACAATTTAGATAGTTTGGTTGGCCAAGACGGAGTAAAGGGACTAACGTCTCAAACCAATGTTCTTATGGACCAGCAACAAAAACTTATGGAAAATATGAAGAGCATGGAACCGCTTTTAAAAACGGCGCAGTCCTTTTTAGATAAATTTGAATCGAGTTCAATGGGCAAGCTTTTTGAAAAGATTCCGGGAATGTCATCCATGTTTGGTGGGGCTCAAGCCGGAAACGTAAAGGGGGCAGCGCCTTAAAAATGACATTTTTATAAAAATTATTAAAATAAATAATAAATAATAATAATATATAATTAATATAATTATATATTAACAGTTTCACAATAAAAAAAGAATGAATAACAATTTTAAAACCGATATTGATAGCGTGAATCAAATATTTGAGAATGTATTAAGTAATTATAAATCCAATTATGTGAATTTTCATACAAATGCGACACTCTCTTTGCCGTCTGCAGCATTGGTTCCGCCAACAAGTGATACAGCCGAAGAGACAACAACAACAATGGATAAGAAAAAACCTCGTACTATAAAAGATCAAAAAGATCAAAAAGATCCAAACGATGAAGCGCTACTAAAATATAGGTACGCTGCAAATAATTTACTGGAAAAAGTGAGATCGCAAATTTCTTCGAATTCGAAACAAATATCAACGATCAATACGAATATAACGCCAATTCAGAAACAATATTTGCAGGTTATGGAAACGGGAACTGAACTACACCAAACCAAATTGGCAGCCGTTTCATCATTAGAAGATTATAATGAATTATATAAAACAACCGTTTTTGGGACGCTGATGTATGTTGCAGGTTCTGCATTTATTTTATATTTAATGTATAAGCCAAAAATACAAAGCCAATATTAGCATTTCAAAAGTTAGGTAGTAAAACAGTATTTAATATATAAATAATTAATTATAAATAAAATCTTAATTATTTATAATATAATAATATAATAATAATAATGTCTTTTGAAATTCTTGAACGTATATTTGGAACCAATGACAAAAATAAAAATATAAATAGTGACTCTGTTAGTAATTTCGGTGTCATGCCCATGTATAGTTTACGACAAGGACGTGCATATTTAAACGACGAAGAAAAATTAAACGAAAATGATAAAACAAATGTATATTTAGCACAAAAATCAAACAATATTGGGAATAGAATGATAAAAAAAATGAATAAATACAGTAAAGGTAAAGAAGGGTTCGAAAGCGCCAGTAATGATGCACCCGCTGACGCGGCAACTGCATCTGCATCTGCTTCATCGGCTCCTGCACAAATACCGACAAACGCAACAGACGATGCCAATGTTCAAAAGTTGGATGACACATTTGACTCGAAAATGAACGCATATTCCAACGCGCTTTCTGAATACAACAAGGAAATTTTAACAAACAATAATTATTTCGTTGTTCAAGTGAAGACGCTGACACCGATAAACAGCTGTTTAAATTGCGACGCGTCTTTAGGAGGAACGGGTTGTAGCGCGATGGGTGTTTCTAATTCTAATGGCGACATTCGATTGGCTGCTCCGGATTCCACATCTCCAACGGCAAATTTGCTTCCATGCGTCCACGCGGGTGTAACCGTTCCAGGATGGAGCGCAAATCCGAATGACAGCAACTCTTGCATTGCGCCGCTTGCCGGTCAAAAATGCTGCCCAACAACTATATTCAATGGACAGCCGGTGTGCATAGCAGGATTTGGTAATTACGATGAAAATGCTATGAATGGTTGGATGGGTTCGTGCATTTCACCTCCGTCTCCCGATGAAATCAACCAAAAAATTGCGCTTGCAAATGAATACTGTCAAGGAAACGGAATTGACCTGAATTATTGGAGTAAAAATGCGAATAATTTTACGCTTGTAACTGTGCAAGATCCCGCCAACAATATTCGCCCATTTGCGAAAATGAACAGCGTTCCCGTTTGGATTGTGAACACGTTTACCACGTTGCAAGATGCAAATAAAGCAAAAAATACGCTTGTATTTTCCCCTACCGTTCAAAGCGCGCTAAAATCGACACGCGAAGACATGCTGAATGCGGGGACGGCTTTGATTAAAGCAATATCTTCGAAACAGGTAACAACTTATGCAGATCGGAAAATGATAGAACAAAAATTGAAAACTATCGAAACGAAAATGTCTAAACTCGATTCTCAGGCGCGCGCCATGACGGCGGGAAATGATGATGATGCAACTCCGTCTTCCAGCCACCACGATAAGACCAAGACCAAGACCAAGACCAATAATAACAGCAACAACAGCAACAACAGCAACAATACTAAAGAATCATTCGAAGTTCGCAGTGCTATACCCACGAGTTTAATTGCACAAGAGGAAGACACGCGCATACAATTTAAATCAAATTATGCATATTACACCTTATGGTTTATTATTGCTGTTTTACTAATGATTGTAATGTTTAGCAATTTTTTTTATGATAAAGGTGGAAATGGAGAGAGCGGTAGTAGCGGTGAAGAAGGAGAATCGTCGTCGTCATCATATATGCTGGGTTTTGGAATACTTTCAATGCTACTTTTCATATATTTTATTGTTCAATTTGTATTAGCGCATTTTAATGTTTCTCGGCCACAGCTTCCATTTGAAAGTATAAACCCGTTGTTTGTATTCAATCAGTAATTCTAGTTAAATATGATTAAATATGATTAAATAAATGAAACGAATTAATTAATTTAATAATTTATTTAATCAAATAAAAAATGTACTAAAAAAAAATAATATATATAATATAATAGTCATAATAATAATTAACAATTTATATTTTTAATAATTTTATAAATAAGTAATTGCATGTCTTTAGTTGTTCCCAATTCTCCGAAACAAACGGCTGCATTAACCACAGCACCAACCGTTCCTACTGTTACAGACGAACAAGAACATTCAGAGTCGCCTTCTTTAAGTGGTGGTGGTGATAAAGATTTACTGGATCAAATCTCTCATTTACAAGATTTAGAAAATAAAAAATATGATGAATTGAATATTCTACTTGCTTCGAATCCGACTCCGGATAATATTGCGCAACAAAAATTTTTAATTAACGACATTATGCAGCTATCAACCATGCGCTCTGATTTATTTGATACGCTTCTAGCGCAAGCTCAGAATAATCTTAAAGTGAATACTGTCATGACTTCTAATTTGCAAGATAAGCAGACCATTATCACGCTGAAAGAAAATGATTTGAAGGCAAGAAAGGCCGCGATGGCGGCAGTAAACCAAAAAAATGAAAACGCGCTAAAAATGGTGGATATCAACGTGTATTATAAAAAACAGTACGAAGCGCGTGTTAGAATAATGAAATATATAGTTATTTTATGTTTCCTGATTATATTCTTTGTGGTATTATTGAATTTGGGCTGGTTGCCGCAAGAACTGGTTACTGTTTTAGTAGTAATTATTATTCTTGCAGGCGGTTTATACATTAGTTCGTTAGTGTACGACATGTACCAGAGGAGCAACATTAACTATGATGAATATAATTGGAGCTTTGATTCTCAAAAAATGGAATCCACTATTGCAAAACAGCCCAAGCATAAAAAACGCGAGTCAACAGACCGATCGTGTAGTAACGATAACGATAACAGCGTTTCATTAGATTCCATGTACAAGTCCATTTCGTCTTCGGCTTCGACGATCGAAGATTCCATGTCAGGCAAAGCAACCGAAATTATGGCTGACGTATCGGGGACAACCACGACTACTACCCCGTCTGGTCAATCAAAGATTTCCGAAAGTTTCATGCTCTCATTAATGCCTAAGAATTATTTTTCTAAAAATGATAATAATAATAATAAGGGAATAAAAGCATTTGTTCCTGAAGATAATTATGGTAAAATTTAAAAACCAAATAAATGAAATTTTATTAATTATTTATTATTAAAATAATATAATAAAGTAATACGCTTTTTTATAAAAAATAATAATAATAAGAATAAAAATAATAATAATAAAATAAATTAAGAACGAGAATATGACAGACAATGCCGCGCTTCTTCAAAGCATTCAAAGTATAAATGAACTGGTTACAAAGGCCAATAATTCGTGCGACCACGATTGTTTAATGGCAAAACAAAAGAGCGAATTCAAACAAAAATATTTAGACGCAGAACGAAATTATAAGATGGCGCCCGAAAAATTATCACAAGCCGAACACGATTATCTATTAAATAAAGACGGCCCCAAAAAATATACTGAGCTTTTACGAAGTCGTTATGGAAACAATGCAGACCAGGAAATTTTGAAGTTAAACGACGAACATAAAATGATAATGAATGAGATTAATTTAGGAATAATGAAGATTAGTTCCCAAAATGACGAAATCTATAATTCGACAAACTATAACAACATGCTGACATCCACGAAAACGCGATTAAACAATGAGACAGAGGATAAAGAGAGAGACACCGATGTTAGCAATCGGAAAATATTTTACATGGAAAAACAGATTGATTCGTTTTCGTGGTGGTATTATTTGTTTCGAAATTTGTACTGGATATGCGCAATGGTTTGGATTGCAATAGGTGTTATTTATTATCGCCAATTTACCACGCGGTCTCTCTTCACATTCATAACCATTGTAGCTTATCCGTTTTTTATGGTGTGGCTATTCGTGGCCGCGTATTCTTTCATAAAATATGTGGCCTCATTCATCCCGAGAGACGTATATTTAAAAATTTAGATATAAATTAAAAAAATAGATATTAATAAAATAAATATAAATATATATAGTTACATATTTTATTCACGATTAAAATGAATAGTGTAAATATAAATATAAATGATTTTAAGCTTAAAACAGGAGATTTGTTGGTGTGTGATGATTTACAGCATGACGACTGGGGTCTCTTCAGTTGGTTTATAAAATTTTTTACCAAGAGTGACTATTCTCATGTGGGAATGGTCGTCGTCGATCCCGAGATGACGAATCCCGCGTTAAAGGGCGCATACGTGTGGACGTCTGGCACATCCGACGTTCCGGATGCTGAAGACGGAAAAAAGAAATTCGGCGTTCAGTTTGTCGAATTGGAAGAATTTATAAAAACGTACGGAGGAAAAATATACCTGAGACGACTAAAATGTGAATCGGAAGAACAATATCATAAAATTTTCAATATTGATGTGCTGCGTGAAATTCATCAAGTTGTATATAATAAACCGTATGACGTGGTAGTTGCCGATTGGATTGAAGCGTATTGTCAAAAAGATTTAAAACCGCAAAAAACTTCGAGGTTTTGGTGCAGTGCACTCATCGGATACATTTATACCAAGCTCACGCTTCTAAAAAGCGACCTAGATTGGAGTATACTGACTCCCAGTTTTTTTTCAAACGAAAATAAAACATTCAGCATGTTGCATGGTGCAAAGCTTGAAAAAGAGGAACAAATCTGGGGATAAGGGGATATATGGGGATAAACACAATAAACACAATAATGGAGATAATTAATATAAACCATTTCACTTACATAATAATATAAAAATTGATTTTTATATTATATATAATATAATAAATACACACATACACAATACATAGAAAAATATGAGCAATCAAGACCACCAGGATTGGACCCCCGTCGTATTTAACAAAAAATCAGACAACAACAAGTCAAAAGAAGAAAAGTCGACAACCTCAACTTCTTCGTCGTCGCTGTCATCCGTTGGTGTATATAAGGCATCCGGAGATGAGGATACGAAAAAGACAAAATACATTTCGAAAAATACATCACAGGCAATTACGAATGCGCGCTGCGAAAAAAAAATGACGCAAAAAGAACTTGCGCAAAAATGCAACATGGATGTTTCAATTATTAACGAGATTGAACGCGGTGCATGCGTCTACAATCCGACACATGTGAATAAGATTCAGAGCGTTCTCGGTGTTAAAATTCCGAGAGTATAATAATAATAATATAATAATAATATAATAATGCTATTGTTATGTTTGCACAAAAGCGGGTGTCAGACAACAACCTGCTAATTTATTTTGTCTATATTTATCAAGAGAATTATAACCAGTAAGCGGATAGTTTCTATTTTTTACGTAATAATTACTGGATTCGCTAGTTCCTTGAAAATTGCCGGCATTTGCCATCGTTGCTCCATACGCAGAATAATACGAAAAACCGTTATTTGTAATGGTGTCTGATTTTAGTTTTTGAATTCGAGTACTTCCAGAAACCGCGCCTTGTCGCGCAAATTGCGGATTATTCGGTTTATAAATTGTGCTGCAGTAATTGTTTGGCGGAGTATTCAACTGATTATTGTTGTATATTTTTGGATTTGCGCAGTTTTTGGATTGGTACACTTGAGGACCGCGCGGATCATTATCCGGGTATAAAAATACAAATGGAATGTTGTCAGTTTTGCTAGGATAATATGTGCCGTCTGGCTTTTTAATAGTTGATTCGCGCTGGGCATATGTTCTGCACCTGGACTCCAAATACTGTGATGTTGAGCCATAAAATGATTGGCTCAGCATGGTAATTCCCGATTTTATGACATTATTTTCGGGATTGCATGCAACACACACAGTGTCATATACGCTAGTGTAAATGTTATAACTCGTGTCTTCATTTGCATTTATATCCGGATCGGGAATAGGATTTTGTAACGGAGTTCTTGGATCAATGTCTACAATATCTGGAACGGTGGGTAAATTATTTGCATATTCTATTTCAACGATGAGTGCTGTTCCGGGTATGTCATTATAAATTTCTTCAATTACGGGGGCGCTAATGTAGAATATTGGCACCTCTATTTTACCATTATTTTCCACTTGCGTTCCATTTTTAAAATTGTTTTCATTGTAAGCATTTGCAATCTCAAAAGCATTATGTTCATTAGTAATGCATTCGCATGTGTCTGCATTTGTTTTATAAACGGTTAAACCGGGAGTATCCATGAATTGTACCATTGACATTCTTTTTTGTGTTGAATTGTCGCTTTTTGCATTTGTTGGAACGAGCTGTCTGCGCCAATGTTTCAACGGGCGCGCCTTGAAATCGGGTCCATTAAAATCGCGCTGAACAATATTAGAAGGCATATTATTCGCATTGGGACGATGCATTCCGGGAACAATATTAAATGCCGTATTTACTTTTGTCGCATAATGCGGCTTTCGGGTTGTAACTAAAGTATTTGAACTTTTGAAATTTTGCGGATTATTTATTTTAGGAGTAGTAACATTTGTCATAATTAATAATAAATAATGATAATTATATTTTAAGGATTTTTTTTTATATCATACTATATTATAATATTATAATCATGACAAAATCAATTATTAATAAAAAATATCGTATATCTATTGATACATCAACTATTATGGGAAAAATAGAAAGAACAACTTTAGATGTTTGGGGTTGGGATGTTATGGATGTTCTTAAACACTCGAAACATGGTGAATTATTAGATGGTAATAATGAAAAAATTTTTAATTCTAATTCTATACTTAAATTGAAATGGCGTTATGATAAATATAATAAAAATATTATACATTATGACTTCTATATTAAATTATTTAATAAGTATATTTATTTACATAAGTTAAGATACGATACCATGTATGTTGATAAACACTCTAATATTATTGGAAAAGGATTTGCATTTGATACACCAATATTCGACTTTCGTCTTGATAAAGTTTAACTTATTCTGTCCGTTTTTACATTACACTTGTTTATTTATTTCAACATTAATTTTTTTATTAATTATATATAAAAAAATTGAATTTTTTAATTGTAAATTATATTTGAATACGAATCGATTTAATATGGATGCTGACACAGTTTCACCAACGGCAATACCGGCAACAGTTGCACCTTTGAACCATGATGGAAATGATACCAAATCCAAGATATATATTCACGAAGACCATGATTTCAAGGCGCACCCCGAAACAGTGTATTTCTGTAACGGTACTCAACCAATTGAATTGGGCATGTTTGTACACAATCATAAAAAATGGAGTGCTGGAATTCAAGGGTGGGGGGATGGAGAGTGCAAATTCACAAATCGCAAATTCAATCGCGAATGTCCATACAGTAGCGTTTACTACTATGGCGTAAAAGAAACACCCGGCACAACGATTGGTCCCGAATACGATTTTGATAAACATCCAAAAGATCGGGTGTATTATCGCATAGATGGAAAAGGGCGGGTCATTACGTTGGGAAGAGTGCTGGATCATGGTTATCCGTACGATGCGGGATTTCATGGCTCATCAAATGGATTCGCAATTTTCGAATTTGACAAGAGGACATTCAGCGGTTACGACTGTCGAATGACATTGCCTGTAAAATACAAGGTATACTTTTTAGAATAATTAAATTATATAATTGTAAAAAGTATGATTTTAGTTTGGTGATAAAGTTTATTTTTTATATTTTCTTGTTGAATGACGGCGACTGCGATGACGACGTTGTTGTTGTTGTCTTGTTTGTCGTGTTTGTCTTCGTGAACTCTTTTTTTTTCTTTCTCTTTCTCTTTTTCCTCCTTCCGTTTGATTTAATTGATTTAATAAGCTTATCCCTATCATCTCTTCCTTCTCTTTCTCTTCCTTCTCTTTCTCTTCCTTCTCTATCCCCTCCTGTATGTCTCTCAATTCTTTGGCCCTGATTTCTGCGCCTGAAAAATGTGTTGTGTCTGCAAACTTTATACCTGGATATCTACTGTCAAATAAGGGGTTATTAAATCTTTTATCAGGATAAGGTTGAAGACGTTCAAAACGGGTAGCTGGATAATACACATCGTCTCTTCTTGATGGCGGTCGTTCTGCTGCTGCTGCCACTTCTGCTGCTGCTGCCACTTCTGCTGCTGCTGCTGCCACTTCTGCTGTTGCTGCCACTTGTTCTGCTGTTTGTGGTGGAACGAATTCAACTGCTTTATAAGAATTGAGTATTCTATCTGTTGAACTACCAGGCAAATATCTACCTCTCGTCATTCCCATTGTTCCCCTAGCACTAATACTAGATCCTCTTCCTCTTCCTCGATTCATATTTTATTCCTAAAATGTTTATAAATAATTATAATTCTATAGTATATATAAACATTTTTTATTTTTTAATAATTGTCTAAACTCCGTGTTTGTAAAATAAAATAAATTTATTTTTTCACAACTTCTAATTGTGAAATTGTGTAAGGGCTTTGTATTAAATAAAATTCATCATCGTCGGGATGCATTTTATACATGGAACAGTTTGCATATTTTAGTTTCATTAGTTTTGTAGTTTCGGTTTCTCTGACACGAGTTGCTATTGCTGGTTCTTCCAAACTTGACGCATTATCATCCTGATACTCGGCATTGAATTGAAGAGATGATTGGTACGTTTCTAAAATATTGTGAATAATTTCGATTTGTTTTAAAGGGTCGTGTGTCTGGACAACAAGTTCTTGTTGTTTTTCAACATTTGATAAAATGGAAGCTATTTCATCGCGCGTGCGTATAAAGCGGACGTGATTTTCCTTATTTCCCACAATATTTTCATAATCAGAGACATATTTTTTATAAAGTTCGAGCTGTTTATTAAATTCTGGTATTTTTACAGAAATTTCGGCAAGAGCTTCATCTTCCGTTTTATAATTGAATAATAAATCCAACTTTAAATTTATGATTTTTTCCTTCATTTCTTCCACTTTTTTGAATTGAGATTCTAATAACTCTTGAAGGTTATACGTATTTCCAAATTTAAATCCACGACTCCTTTTAATTTTTTGCATTTTCAAAACGATTCGTTTCATGGATTCAGATTCCAATATTTTCCTTTTTAGCTCGATGCATTTTTTTTCATTCGTCATTTCGATAAATTTTGTTTTTTTATTGAGCTGATTGATTATTTTTTTTCTCTCTTCCATGTAATCCTGTTTTAGTTTATAATACATTATCATCTTTTCTTCATTTGAACCTTCTTCTTTTTCTTGTTCGGACATTTTTAAAATATAATTTTTTAAAATATATGTATATATATGTATATATGTAAATTATTTTTTAATTTTACATATATATATATATATATATATATATATATATATATATTTATTTATTTTATATTCTAGGAATATAAGTTTCCAAATTATATAAAGATGCCTTTTGCCAACGATTCATATTGCTTCTAGGATTCTTTTGTTCAACAAGTGCAATTGCATCTTTTGCAGTCATGTTATTTTTGTACATTAAATAAGCGGCCGCGCCGCAGTTACTTCTTCCTTTACCCGCATAGCAGTGTATTAAAAAGCGTGCATTTGGATTTTCGATAAGAACATCGTCAATTATTTTGAACAGCGTTTCATAATCTTCTTTTTGAGGAGACGTATAATCGGAGACAGGAATATTGTAATATCTGATTACGGTGTCTTTTATCCACGCAACGTCATTATTTCGATACTCGTTCAGATCGAGAAATCCAATCACAACATCGAAATTTGAAACGGCATAAAAAAATTCTTTACAAGGAATACTAGAAACAGAAAGTTTATTCGTTATATGATAAATATAAAAATTTGAATCGTGGATGAGTCCGGTTCGTTTTGTCAAGTTAATTACCCTTTTAAATATTTCAAATCCAACATATTGTAAAGCATAAAAAAACATTTTATTAAATTTTGTATAAAATTAAATAATATTAAAATTAAATAATTATAATTTTTAATATTTAATATGTAATATTTAACAATATTTTATTATTTTGTTATTTTATCATTTTATCATTTTATTATTTCTTACAGGTTTTTGTGTAATTACCATCCGGGTAAGTCAGTTATTAAATTTGCAGTTGTAATATTTCCTCCTCCGTTTTTCCTTTCCATATTTATTACTGCAGATACATTGTTTAATCTCGTTAAAATATATTGTTTTTCTTGTTGTTTTTTTCTCTCCTTTTCTTCAGGAGTAAGTTTTCCTTTATATTTAAAATAAAGAATGCCTCCGAGCGTTAAAATAAAACCAATAAACATTGTCAAATTAAATACGGTATTGTAATGATTGGCTTTAACTTGACTACACCCTTTCAATATGCCACTAAAAAATGATTTTACTCCTGGTTCGGTAAGTAGCGGTTTTTCGAATTGATCCGTACTCGCTCTAAAATAATTCATACCAAAATTCATTTTTTATTCTTTTTTTATTCTTACTTTACTCTTTACTTATTATTACTATGTATTTATTTGAATTAATAACTAAAAAACGAAAATAATTCATGAAATAAATCATAAATAAATCATAAATAAATCATACACGACGACATTCTTCTTGTTGAATTTACGAAGCGCGCGCGCAGTTGTGTAGCGGCTTGCGTGTTTATCCTGGCGCTGCCTGCTTGCGTGCGTGTGCGCGTGATTTAGGGTAAGAGTCGGTTAGGGGCTGGTATGATAGAATATCCTCCTCTTTGTCCACGTCCGCGACGTTGAGTGCGACCACGACCACGACCGCGAGCACGACGATAAGTTTTTCTGTAAGATACCATTATATTGTTATATATACACTAAAGAAAAAATATTTCTAAATATAAAAATATTAAATTTTAATATTCTAATTTTAAATTAATATAACTATTTAACTTTTTTTTAATTTATTAAACACTTATAATTTTTTATAATTTTTTATAATTGTATTTATATATACGTTTGTACATATAAACTAATAAATTAATTAATATATAGAATAGAGTATTTTGTTGGTAAAAATGTCTTCCACAAGTACAACGGCAACATCAGGAGCAACGGCAACAGCAGCAGCAACGGCACCAGCAACGGCACCAGCAACGGCAACAGCAGGAGCAGCAGCAACAGCAACACAAGTGATCGACCCTGCAACTTCGATTTTCGTATACACGGGAATTACTTTGGTGTATTTTATTTTTAAATACTTGATGCCAGAGAGAGAATCCGTTCTATTCATCATTTATTTCATTTTAGTCCTTGCGAGTCAATTCGGTTTGAATATATATTTAGCAAAACAAATGTGTAGCAGTCCTTCAAATGTCGGAACCGCCTTTATTGCAACATTTATACCGTGGATGTTTATTTTCGGACTGCTTAATTTGCTACTGAATGTGTTTCCGGGATGGTTATCTGCATTTTCAAATACGATTGGTTATGCAATTGCAAGCGTGGCTGGTGTTGCATCACTTTTTACAGACCAGCTGCTTAATATTGGAAATGCGCCAAACAAGGATGCGTTAAAGGTGATACAAAACATAACGAATGATCCATCCACAATTTTCAACACGTTGAATGATGACAATGTCGTTAAATTCTGGAATAAAAGCATAGAAGTGCGCCTTTTTAATAATTCGCTGAAGCCAGTTGTAGATCCAAATAGTTCCGACGTGTCACCGCTCTTTACGCGGCTTAAAAATTTCATTCGTTTGAAAAACATTGTTTCATATTTTATTTGGTATCTGCTAACGGGCGTTTTAATTACTTCCATTAGTTATAATTACATGTTGTCGGTGCCGTGCGTTCAAACGCCCAAACAAGCGCGCCAATCTGCTGCTCAATTTTTGGCGAATCAGAGTAGCGCGAAAACTGCATCTGATGCAGCCAAAGCAAATGCGCCAGTGTATAAAACCGATGGAAAGTAATTTGCGTCTATAAGTTTATAGTTGAAACCATTTCGACGAAACAATGGCATTATCAATTAAAAACATGTCATAATTCGAAACAAAATATTTCTCAAACCATCGTTTGCTAATTATATGTTGTCCTTTGTCGAATGCGTACTTGCAATAAGATTGATATATGGAATACAACGACTGGCTGTTAATTGACGGCGTGTTCCCGTATTTCATTTCTTTATAATGTGTAAGAAATTCTTCAATTTCTTTTCGTTTATTCCAGATTTCCGCGTTTATTCCGACCTGAATTAAATATTTATCATCCTCGATAATGACATCGGGATAAAAATGACGTATAAGTCCAAGCAACATTTTATCTGATACGTTATTATGCAATAGTGTGGTGGCGGATTTTTTAATTGATTTATTGAACAGCATTAGTAGCTCGTCTATCTCCAATTCATATTCTTCGAATTCATCATCATCACCATCCGCATCGCCATCCTCGTTATCCAAAAAGCAACTGATGTTATTTTCCCAATATGAAATAAAAGTGCAAACAAACGGGAGGTGCTTGCTCGTTCGGTTGCATATTATAATATTCTCATTTATTACTGCATTATTATGATCAGATGCGGCGCATGTTGATGACGTCGATTTAACGGTTTCAATCGAAAGATTCAGTTCAGAATAATGTGTTAGCAAGAGCTGTTTGAGCGAGTGATTAAAAAAAATGTTTGGAATTTTTTCATCTTCAATAAACAGTTTCCATAAATACATCATGTTCTTCCACGAAATATTGTATCCTGGACACTCTTCGGTCGCCGCATTTACGAATCTTGAAAGGATATCATTATTGCTGCTATTTTTTAAATACAGGGCATAATTAATTACAGAATAATTATTGCAATACTTTTCCAAATATGAATCTCCACAGACATAGCGCGTCGAATAATGAGATGCAACACAAAACAAGTCGATAATGCGATATGAATGAATAAAATGCGACAAGGACGACGATGGAGAGATTTCGCACACGTCTATTAACCTGCAGTCATCGTTTGCGTGTTCATAATATTTAAACTTGAAATGGTTTAACAAATTAATTCCAAAAAATTTATAGCATTCTTGGTTTAATTCTCTGAAAAACGGGACCAGAATTTTCGAATTGATGAAATAATAAAGCGATTTTTTTTTATGCAATATGTCGCCAATCACCGTTAGAAAATATTTCGCGGAATCTTTTGTGGGAAACAGTGAAGGAACCAGCAATTGTATGATGTTTTGAATTGTTTCTGATTCCGGAATTGATTTTAATACATTATTTTCCTTGATTCGTTTTATTATTTGTATTTTAATTTTATACTTCCATGGGAGCAACTCTCTAAATTTTGATGTGATGGTTGTTAAAATCAGATGCTGTATGCTGTCTTCTTTAATAATTTCATACGATTTATCATCCGAATATGTAAAAAATAATTCAGTAGCATAATGATAAAAAAAATGCGTCTTTGCAAGGAATTCTTCGATAAATTCATCTGATTTTTCTTCAAGTGTATTTCTCCTGTCTTCTCTCTGTTTTTGTTGCTGATTTGCAGTTTCGCAAAAGCTGGACATCTCTTTAATGCGGTTACTTATTGTTTGTTTCATAGATGGGGAATTTTTATATTGTTCAAATAATTTTTTAACGACTTCAATCGCTTCATTTTCCAGATCATTATTATCTTTTTTTTCACTGTTATTATTACTCATCTGGCGATAAATTGAATAAATTGAAATGTGTAAATATATAAGTGTATATTTTTATATTTATATATTTATTGGAATGATTATATATATTTTTTCATACCTTTCTTGATACTTTTTTCATACTTTCACGACGCGACTTTGATTTTTTATATTTTTTGGTATATTTTCGGTTTTTATATTGCCTTGTGCTTTTTTTGCCACCACCAATATCATCATATCGTTTCGGATTTTCAAATATCGGCATTTTTTTTTGAGTATTTTTTTGAATAGAGCTTACATAATAGTCATGAGCTCCGCTTTGAAATGATGGGGAAAGTGAATTTTCAGTGTATTCTGTTTTCATGATTTTCATGTTTAACCTATCGTTTAATTCTTTTAGAGTAATCTTAACTTTATTGGCGAGCTCTTCATCTGTGGGTTCTCTTTTTAGTTCTCTTATTAGTTTCTGTTTAGCAAAAAATATATCTGCGGGAATTAGAGGTAAAGTGCCTGTAGACATTGTAATTATATTTATAATTAATTATATACTTTAATTATATTATTTTTTTTATTTAATTTATGCAAAGTTATAGTAATTATTAATTATTTAATTCTATAATGCTGTTGCTGTTGCTGTTGCTGTTGCTGTTGCTGTTGCTGTTGCTGTTGCTGTTGCTGTAGTCACTAACCCTAAAAACATTTTAAACCGGTGATCTAAATTATAAACGTGTGTTTCTATATTTGCCAAATCCGAAGAAACATCAAAACTTCTCAAATAATAAAAATATTTTTGTTTGTGGGCTTTGATTTTTTTCAGCATTTCGTCCAACTCGTTATGCAATTTCTCGCACATTTCATGAATGCCTGTGAGCGCTTTATGAATACTGGGCCGCTCATGAGCGGCATCTGAAACTTCTGAAATATAACTTTCAATGACTTCCAATTTGTATGTAATGTCAAGCTTTTCAATCTTTGATTTAATGTACACTTCTCCGCACATGTAATCGGACAACACTTCATATAGTTTCGAATTCGTGGCGCCAATAGAACGCAAAACCGCATCCCTCTGCAACAATGTAATTACGATGGACATTTTTACAATAGACGATGATTGATTCCTATGTTTTTACCTATGATATATATTTGTATATATTAAATTTTTATTTTTAAATTTATTTTGTAAATACTGATTTATTTTTTAACACATTAAAAAATAAATTTTTTATAGTAAAAGGGGACTTGAGAGAATCGAACTCTCGACCTCTTGCACCCAAAGCAAGCATCATACCACTAGACCAAAGTCCCTTATAATTAATTTTTTGCAATTATTGTATATGTATATAATAATTGGAATATAATATAATATTATATTTTTTTTTCATTTTTACGCTTTATTTTTTCTTTTTTAATTTCAGCGAACTCTTGTTTTGCCTGATCGAATTCCTTTTCCAATTCTTCTAAAAAATCGTTTTCAGCATAATGGTTTGCATGCAAATATTTACGAAATGCTTGTTGCGATTCCACCGGGACCTTATTGCTTTTACTTTTAATAAAATTCATGCGTTTAACGTATTTCCATTCATCGGCCGGCAACAATGTTACGCCTGTGTTCCGATATTTTTCATTTTTGCTATACACTTTAAATTTGCGTATAATATTAGCAATTAAAACCATTTTTTCTTGCATTGCTTCTGATATTTCTGATTCTGATTCTTTTGTTAAGGGGAGTCCCAGCTCGTATATGCCGGTATGATCGCGCGCATCCGTCTGTTTAAAATCGGATCGAATCATTGCGCCAACAATGTATTGTTTTGTGTACTTGTCGGTTAATTTCACAGACATTGGCAGCTGTGATGCGTCGTGAAAACAATAATCGTATTTGTCGCCGATCAATGAATTATCAACATTAAAACCCATTTTGGTGTACGTGAAAAATCCGGGTATATTTCTATATGCGTGTGCCAATTCAAGTATGCATGACTTGGTAGAAACGTCCTCGTTATATTTGATGCAATATAAGCATGCTCCAACCAATAACTTTCCCAAACCGCTTTCCGAGCATATCAGGTTAATGGCGTATGTTTGACGGCGCATGGCGCATGCTCCCAATTCCGCAATTAAAAATCCCAATATTTTTTGTCTTTTATTTTTTATAAACAATATGTCCATATACGGATTCGGTTTATCATCCAGTACTTCATTCAACGATTTCTCAATATAATCGGGCGAAACAACGTCGCCACACGCGGAACCAATTTTTCTATATAACTCGTCTTCATTATCCTTTCCTGAATATTTGCTAAACGTTTTCCCGGCAGTGAATTGAGACAGCGTTTGAAACATTATACCTTTATTGTTCAAAACCCTTTTTACGTCTGCCGTTTTAGTTAACTCGGTAATAAGTTTGTTTGAAAATAGAGTATTATCCGCACCTTCATCCTTTACAAAATAATATGCGGGTTTACATTCGCCGGTTATATTACAGCGACGATGTCCTCGCGTGCATCTTTTTAGTTTATCTTTTGCGCCTTTTGTTCTGTATCCACCCGTTATCTTATTTGTCTTATTTGTCTTATTTATCTTGTTTATCTTATATTTTTTAATAGTATTGTTTTTTAAAATTCCATATTCCATACTCTGAATTAAATCATTATAATAATGATATAAAATTATTTTTTATTTTTTATTTCTTCTCGTTTTCATTTTTTTACGGCGATTTTGTTTTTTATTCTTTTTACTTTTTTTTGCGCCGCCGTATGGACTGTAGATCCGCCCAAAACCACCAAATTGAGTTGCGCGTCTTTCAGGCGAAGTAGATGGTGATAAAGAAGGAGGTAAAGTCGCGATTGAAGGCAACTGCTGATCTTGTTGCTGTTGTTGTTGACCTAAAGGAATAGACGACGAGTATTCATCATTCAAAGGTAAAGGTACATCATCTAAAGGAGATGGAGAAGGAGAAGGAGAAGGAGAAGGTGAAATAAGAGGAGACGATATAGTATCATTAAAGGGCATAGAAGGCGATTGTTGATCGTCATCAAGAGAAGGAGAAAATGATTGTTCTTGGTCTAAAGGCGTTTCAGAATCGGAAACAACTGGTGCTTCTAAAGTTGGCGCTGGTTCTACAACTGGTGCTTCTTCTTGTTGTTCTGGTACCGGTTTATTGCAAATTTCTTCAGCTTCTTGCTGAGCTTCTGTGCATTTTTCTTCTTGTGTTTTAGGTTTAAAAACATTTATAATATCGCCAAATGCAAATCCACCACGCATGCGCCTTTGTTTCCTGCGCTGGCGCCGCGTCCTTCCATATCTACTTTTTGAACGTCTTACTTTTTTTGTATTATTTGCCATTTAACAATAAATATAAATTACTTGTATATATTTATTATATAAAATAAATAAAAATATATAATAAATCAAAAATATAAATAAATAAAAAAGTATAAACAGTATAAAAAGTATAAACAGTATAAAAAGTATAAAAAATTTAAAAAATCAATACAATTTTCTAAATGTTTTATTTTTAATATTTAATTGATTACTATGGAGCATATATTTGACGATTTCCTACACTGGTATAAATCGACCCTCCGCCAGATTTGAATGAGTTGTTTGCGCCTTTTTTTTTCGGAGCCACGCACCCGCCTGCGCGGCACCTTCTTATCGCCTCATTTCGGCTCGTCGTGTCATTGCTTTTAAATGACATGGGCGCATTTGTTGCTAAACCCACCTTCATACTTCCTCCACCAATGGCATTATTTTTAAGACGCTCAATTCTTTGCGAGCTGTCTTGAGGAAATGCGATTGGTTTGCCAACAAGTCCGGTCCGCTTGTGCGGAGGTATTTGATTAAATGTTGTGCCAAAATTACCCCGAACCGTTCCGGCAACTTTATTGTCCGTATTATTAGGTCCATTCGGTTCGCCCTTTGTTTGAACAAATGCGCGCCGACCCATTGCAAAGACGCTGTCGTTGGATGACGGATAAAATTGTTGGGGCATTGGGTTAACGCTGCTCAGCGTTGCATTGTTACCGCGTTGTTTTATTAATACGTGATTGTCGGGAGGACCGTTGAAATTATATTTAAGCTTAAATGCCATAATTAATGAAAAAGATAAAAATATTGTTATATGTTTATATATTTATATTATTTTATATAAATATAAATATAAATATAAATATAAATATAAATATAAATATAAATATAAATATAAATATAAATATAAATATAAATATAAATATAAATATAAATATATTTATATATTTATATATATATATATTTATATAATATATAACCTAAATAATAGTAATGGAAATTGGAACAATCTGGGAAATAAAAAATCATAAATTATATAAAAATGACGGTTTTGGTAAACTATTGAAAATGGAGTATGGACCCTTTTTTTTACAATACGAAATAACAGATGTAAAAAAATCTAATGTTAAACATTTTTGTATTGTTGCGTTAAAAGTAATATGGAAATATGAATTAGACAACGCCGAAGAATACACGACTGCAATATATGATAAAAAAAATAAAACATTTACCACAATCGAACCTGAATTGAAAGGTTCAAAATTCGGATTTGTAAATTTATCTATTTTAAAGAATGGAAAATTGAGAGTTAAATTTTTAGATGAAAATACATATGGATATGTAGTCGATTTACCTAAAATTAAAAAAAAATAATATATTTAATAATTTAAATGTGTAAACAAGGTCAACGTGAATAAAAAGAAGCTATTATTTTCAGTTCTATTTATTTAATAAAAAATAAATAAAATAATATTATTGTTAAATAGTATATAATGCAAGTACGTCAATTAGATGATTTACCTTTAGTCCAACGCTTGGCATGGAACTACTGGGCCCCTATAATGGCTGTTCAACGTCCTATAAAATCTTTGGAACAATCGATGAAAAATTTCGATAAAAAAAAGACAATGCAAACAATGATGAATGAGGTCGGACCAACAGCAGCGATCACATTAAGTAAATTAAATAAAAAAGAACTTCCACCTGACATTCAATCATTAATTATGAGTAAGATAGAAGACCCCTGGTATTCAACTGTAAAAACAAGGAGGGAAACGATATTTTTAGTAAAGTATTTAGGACAAAGAAATTTTTCTAATTTATTAAAAATATGTTTTTTGTATCGAGTAGTTATGGATATAATGCAATCATTCGTTAACTTACTATTAAAAGACAGTGTTACCCATTTCAAAGTGCAAGCCGCGCCTATTTATAGAAATCCACTAGAACCTGATTTATCGCTTGTCCCTATAAGTTTAGAATATATGAAACATTTAGTAGGTGCTTCCGCCGAGGAACTAGAAGGTAAACGTAGATTCGTCATTAGTAATGATAATGATAAAATAAAAAAATTTTATGAATTTTCATATGATGCATTATTAGAAGATTTAAAAAACACCCTGAAAATCAATAAAATTGAACCTGGCTCCTCCTTTGTTGTAGATCAAGAATTTCGTGAATATGTATTATGGCCCATTATGTACATTTTTCAAGATTTTATGTTTCCAGTTTTAAATAAATTATGTGAATTAAATCAGTATCAAGAAACACATGAAGATGTTAAAAATATTGATTTTATGGATTTATTAACAAAAAGAGAGCCAACTCCGACTGAATATAAAGACATGAAAAAGTTTTTTTTTGTTCCGGAGAAGACATTAGCGCGCCAGAGGAGTAGTTTTGCCAGAGCTGTTTTTGATAAACAAACGCAAGGTCAAGAAGATGAATATGAGTATGGTGGAAGACGCAGTTATCAGAAGAAAAATAGAACCAATAAACGTCTAAAAAATCCACGAATAAAGAATAAAAAAAAATGTTCATCATCCCGAAAAATACATAAAAAATATATAAATTAAATATATTATTAATATCTCGTTTCTCTCTACAATCTTCAAACGAACCTCTTTAAAAAAATGTTAATCGCAAAACGTGTTGGCGATAAAAAACGCGCCTACGAGTCCGAGCAGCGCACCAAAATGGTAATTGTATTGCATGATTCTGTATACGCTTAACCATGCTTTTTTCTGTTTGTCGCCTTCAATATGAAGAATCATCCAGTCGCTTTTAGGAGATAAAATGTAATAAAAATAATTGGTCATAAATGTAATTGCGCCAACGACGCAAATGGTTGAAAAACGATTTATTTTATATGAATTTTTAGTCGAGCTTTTCCAAAATAAGAATAAAAAAGATAGTAAAAGTCCTAAACCGAATCCCGTGAAATAAATATTCCGGCGCTCATCTGTAATTTTTTTATAAATTGCTTTTTGTTTTATAGAGAGAATTTGTGTAAATTGTTGAACGGAAGATATACTATCCGACTTGTACATTGTGAAAATCATTGCAACAATGAACATGGACGCAATAATGCAACTCTTCATACAAACCATTTTTTATAAGTATACTTATAAGTATATTTACAAAATATTATTTTATTTAATTAATGTATTTGTAAATATAATATTATTTTAATTAAATTAACTAAAATATAAATTTAATTAAAATATTATTATATTATTATATATTAATATTCATACATAAAATAGTAAAATGAAGTTATATTTAGGAGGTTTATACAACGGATTTTCGGCGAAATTGTTAGGAGGCGGTGCAGGTAAACACGGAAGTGGTGGACCGGAAGGCGGCAGCGAGCGCGAAATGACCCGTCTTACGCTTAGAGAAGCATGGAACGGCGAAGCCGCAACCGGTACCGTGAAAAATGTTACAGTGGCTGCAACTCCGTTTCGCGCCGTGAACAATGCCGGCGACTTATTAAATCGTCAATATTATACTTCTGGCGGTCCAACCCAAATCAGTTCAGTTAGGGGTGGATTAAACGGATGGAAATCAATGGCTGGTGCTGTGCAACCGCACCCCGATAATACCGGCGTCCCTTCTTCCACGTGCAATGTGAAATATGTTTACGACAGTTCTGATTACACGAGATTTAGAAAATTACAGGCATCCAATCGTAATTATAATGACATTAGTTTTGGCGGAAACTTGAACAGCGGCTCTCAGTCGAAATTTAGAGCATCGAAACGATTCTTTTAATTTTTTAATATATTAGATTTTTAAAATAAATATAATATAATATATATTTATTTTGTTTTTTTAATGCCTATAACAAATGCATGTATTGCATTATTTTATAATAATCAAGTATACCTTGTCAAAGAAAAACCTAACAGAAAAAATGGGGTTGTGGCGGAATGGTGGAATTTCCCTGGAGGTAAAATAGATCCGGGTGATAAATCTGCAAAAACTGCAGCGTTTAGAGAATTTGGTGAAGAAACAGGACAACGAAAAGGGGGTTTTAATTTAGAACAATGGGCATTACAAACTGGTAATGTTTTTGAGCAATATGATTATGCTAGACCCGGTCTACCTAAACACACATCAATATTTTGGTGTGTTTGTACAGTTGAACCAATATTTAAATTCACAGAAAATACGGAAACAACGCAAGGATTATGGTGCGACGTAGATAATTTGCCAAGCCCCTTAAAATTTGAAAGCATTAGAGAATTAATAATAAAGCTTACATCTGAAAAACATTTGGGGATAAGAAGTGCGTTTGAACCGCAATCACAAGGGGCATCGGCAGCAGCATGGAGTCGTGACGATCCACCAACTTATGAACAAGCTTTAGATTGTGAGGTGCTTCCATACCGCCAAAGACCATATAACTATGAAGAATCACTTCAACAAGCACTTAAAAACTCACTTCTAGATCAAGGTGGGGGAAGAAACTATAAAAAATCAAAATCGTTAAGGAATTCAAAATATTCAAGAAAATCAAGAAGAAAATCAAGAAGAAAATCAAGAAGAAATATTATATTAAAATAATATATTATATATATAAAGTAAAAAGTAAAAATAAATGTGCGATTATAAATGTTTGTGTGAAGATGGAAATAATACGTGCGGTTGTATAAACGATAAATGCACATATTACAATTATCCGTCCTATTTGAATTCTAAAGCGTGTAGACCACCAAGTGAGAAATTAAACAGTTTGACCGGATATAATTTAACATTTAAATCTTATTCAGGAATTGGATATAAAGGAAAAAATCAAAACCAATATTCATATTTTAGCTCATTTCCATATCGGTACTGTAAACCAAATATTGTAACGGAATCTTCTAGTTATGCAAAATATAATTCGTGCTGTTGTAAATTCGCATCATGTGGCAAATAATAATAATATTCAATATTTTATTTTTTTCGAGTATGAGTATTGATTTCTTTTTCGTAATTTTGAATTCGATTTATTTTTCAAGTATTTGGGTTTTCTTCTACCACCATCCGATCCGAATAAACGTTGAGCTGCATTCCCTAAATCTGTTTCTGCTGCTGTTTCTACTGCTTCTCTTTTATTTTTGATGACTTGCTGCGTTGAAGCCGTCATTGGTTGTCTACAATCAGGACATGTAGGGACTGCACCGCGCGTTGCAATCCATTTCAAACCACACTCTCGATGAAATTTATGTCCACATCCATAGAATGTTTCTTCATATTTACCAAAATCATTTCCTAATGTTGTTTGCGTGTAGTCATTCATTTTATCCAAACATATCGAACATTTTCCTTTTCGACCCAATAACATTTTGCACCTTTTAATATCCGTGAGTGTTTGAATTGTATCAGGATTATCTTTGCCAAGAACACGTATACGCTTGGTAAGGCACTCCTCAAACAGCGGCAATGCTTTATCGAACCTCTCCATTTTTTCGTATAAGATGGCAAGATTGTTGAGTGATTTGAGCGTGACGGGATTATTGTCGCCGAGAACACGCTTCCGCTTTTCAAGGCACTCCTCAAACAGCGGCAACGCTCTATCATATTCGCCCTTGTCTATGAATAAGAAAGCAATGTTGTTTAGCACAGAGAGTGTATCTGGATTATCGTCGCCCAGAACGCGCTTGCTGATCGCAAGGCACTCCTCATACAGCGGCAACGCGCGGTCGTACTCGCCCTTCCTGCGGAATAAACCGGCAAGGTTGTTTAGCGCAGTGAGTGTATCGGGATGATCGTCACCTAGAACACGCTTCCGCTTGGCAAGGCACTCCTCAAACAGCGGTAACGCTCTATTATAATCACCCTTTTTGTATAATAAGACGGCAAGATTGTGGATCGATATGAGCGTATCGGGATTATCGTCACCTAGAACACGCTTCCGCTTGGCAATGCACTCCTCAAATAGAGGCAACGCTCTGTCATAATCGCCTTTGTTTATTAATAAGTTGGCAAGATTGTTGAGCGACTCAAGCGTTTCGGGATTATCTTTGCCGAGAACTTTCTTTCGCCTTTCAAGGCACTCCTCATACAGCGGTAATGCTTTATCGAACTTCTCCATTTTTTCGTATAAGACGGCAAGATCGTTGAGCGATTTGAGCGTCTCGGGATTATCTTCGCCGAGAACATGCTTCCGCTTGGCAAGGCACTCCTCTAATAACGGCAAAGCGCGGTCATATTCGCCTTTTTTTGTGAATAATTTGGCAAGATTATTGAGTGATTTGAGCGTTTCGATGTTATCTTCGCCGAGAACACGCTTCCGCTTGGCAAGGCATTCCTCATACAGCGGCAAAGCGCGGTCATATTCACCCTTACTTTCGAATAAGATGGCAAGATTGTTGAACAATTTGATCGTATCGGGATCATCTTCGCCGAGAACACGCTTCCGCTTGTCAAAGCACTCCTCATACAGCGGCAAAGCGCGGTCATATTCGCCATTTTTTGTGAATACGTTGGCAAGATTGTTGAGCGATTTGAGCGTCTCGGGATTATCGTCGCCTAATTCTTTTATATTTTCTTTATATATTTTTTCCATATCTTCTTCTTCTTTAGTCCCTCCCGTAAAACAATTTCTTTTTATTTTCCTTATATGTCTTTTATTCATCGAATGACGGCGGTTACCTCTTAATTTCCGACATCTTGTTTTAACCATTGATTATATATATTTGATTGTATATATATATAATATATATTTGAAAAAATAATATATATATATTTTTTTTATTTTTTTTATAACACTCTAATTTTATCATTTATTATTTCTTCTACTTACCTTTAAAACCAATAATAATATAATATATTATTCCGTCATAATTCGCGGGACTACATTCATCGTTTGCAGTTCTTGAAACAAGAGTTTGCACGAATACGGAATCTCGACATACGCGAAATCGGTTCGGTTGTCGCACATTTTGCAGCAATGAATTCCAAGCGCGTCATTATACGCCGCAACCATTCCGCATTTTGAGCACACGTGCACCTGGTATTTATCGGAAACGTCGTAGAGTCGCTCTCTTGTGAATCGCGAAGCTCCGTGCGACACCATGCAATTGTGTGCAACGATTCCATTTGCAAGGAAGGAATGCGTATCTTCCACGCTAATATCATACACGTGTTTCGGGCCGACATTGATTCGCGACACAACCTCCAAATTCATCGTGGGAAGAGCATTGCTTCTGCGGTGAACGCCATATGCCGAACTTGATTCATCTTCATCTTCGCATTCTTCTTCGTCGTTGCCCCACTTATCTGCCATAATTATTGCATCAACATCTACTTTGCAACTGTCCTGTTTTTCCGCCTCACTTATGAACCAGCTCAGTGCTCCAATTTTATCCATGAATTGTTCCGCAGTTGGAAATGACTTGGATGTGAACTTGCCAAACTCAGTGCCTTTAATCAGGTGATCCGTAATATCGTGTGTGCTTGGAATCGCGTATTCATGAAGTAGTCCTTCCGTTTTCTTCAGCTCTTCCACCGCTTGAAGAATTGCACTCTTTGTGGGCACAATCTTGTCCGGATTCTTCGATTTGATTTCCTTGAAATGCGTTATTTCATCAACACGATTCACCAGCCAATTGTGTTGACGGCAAACTTCTTCACGCAAGCGGCGATAGGAAACACCAGCTTCAAGACGCTGCGATTTATGGCAACAATACCGAAACCCGATTTTTTCGGAGAATGGAATAAGTTGTTCAATAGGAAGGTGAATCGTCAACTGAAAACTTCGGTTCGATGCATCATTTTTATCTTTTAATTGAAATTTACTCTTAGATGTTGTTGTTTCCCGAAAATTTTGAATGGTGGTATTTTGAATACCGCATTTGGCAAGTAATTTCTGCATATCATCAAACATTTTTTGCAATGATTCACGATGCTCGTGTGTTTTCGATTTTGAAAATGAAACGGATGTCATAACGTCGCGTTTCCCCCTATGCAATCCAAGAACACACGTGTGTCCATCTCCACCAAACATTGCGCCAAGAAATTCTCGAATAATGGGGCGAGGGCAGTTCTCATCCAATATAAATTCGGGAAGTGTTGCCGGTTGATCTATTTTTCTTCCACGCAATATTCCACCAAGTTGAAGAATATCAGCAAGAAATTCACTCGGAATGCGAACACTATAACAATTATTCATTTTAAATGATTTCTGATAAACATCACAAAACATAGTTATATCTATTAATATGGAATGCACATCAATCATGTGTCCAAGAGATACATACGCAGTTTCTGAATTACAACTAATACTTCCATCGGTAATCAAAAGTCCAAGTATGCGCGCAAATGCAAGAGTTCTCATATACTCTTTATAACTATCTGTCCTGAGCGTTCGTGTTCCAAATGAAAGCGTCCAACCGCCACATTCCGCAAGTTCTTCCTTAACTTTCATGATCGGGTAAGTGACGCTGGTTTTAACTTTTGATTTATGAAGTTCAAGGTCCTTCACTTTGATCCACTCATTATCAGACGTTAATACTGGGTGGTCTTCGGTGCATATAAGTTTTCTACCATCTTCAAATGTTAACTCGACACAGTCGCGAGTCCCCTTGTCCATAAACGCACACGGCTTTGAAGGAACCATACCATTTTTGCTCTCATTCCAACCAAGAACATAATCTCCAACGTGTTCCATTTCATCAATCATAACAGACAGTCCACAATTCAGAGACACGGGACAAGCGTGAAGGCAATCTTTCTCCATTTCTCCAAATCGTAACCCTCCATCTCGCGATCTGCCTTCTGCTGGCTGACGCGTGAGATTTACCATTGGACCGATGGATCTGCTGTGTTGCTTATCATTTACCATGTGTTTCAGACGCTGGTAGAATGCAGGACCTATGAAAATACTGGATTCAATTTGTTCGCCGGATAGGCCGTTATACAAGAGTTCATTTCCGTTGTTTTCGTAGCCGAGTTTTAGGAGTTCGTTGCGAATGGTGTAAACGTCGAGTTCTCCGAAGGATGTTCCGTCGCCGAAGAGGCCGAGTTCAAGGAGAACTTTTCCGAGTAAGGTTTCCTTGAGTTGTGCGATGGTCATACGAGACGGGATGGCATGTGGATTAATGATGATGTCGGGACGCTGCCCGCTTTTCGTGAATGGCATATCCATTTCGGGGATGATGTTTCCGATGGTGCCCTTTTGTCCGTGACGACTGCTGAGTTTATCTCCGATGACGGGTTTGCGATAAGTGCGAATGCGGACTTTGCAGATGACGTAGCCGTCGCCATTTCGTTCAGTGTAATTCTTGTCGACGTATGAATCTTCGGTTGTCCTGTGCATTTTACTTGCGTCTTCGTATTTGATGATTTTAGTGTGATCGTTCCTGTTTTCCTTGATGGGAAGCACTTTCCCTATGATGATGTCGCGATTTTCGATGATTGAATTTTCCGGGATGACACCCTTACTATTCAGTTTGCCGTAATTTCCGAATTTCATTCCTTTTGTTTTTGTTGAATCGGGCTTGCATCGGATTTCCTCGTCGCCGTTGAGTTTCTTGTCCTCGTCTTTTTCGGTGTGGTAAATGGTTGCGCTGAATAACCCGCGATCGATTGCGCCCTTGTTTATCAAAATACTGTCTTCTTGATTGTAACCGGTGTAACTCATAATTGCGACGATGACGGGAGCACCGGACGGGATTTCGTCCAGTTTAATCATGCGCATGACGCGGGTGTCTACGAGGGGGCGCATGGGATTGGATAAGACATAGGCCGTCTTGTCCATACGGTTATAGAAGTTGGTGACGTACATGCCCATCGCCTGCTTACCCATGGCGCAGTTTGAACTTGCAAAATTGTCTCCGGCAATAAATGAATGATTGTTGTGTGCAACTTCAATGTCAGAAATCATGCAATCTTCTTGTCTTGATATAGATTCAATCGGTATAAATGCCAAGTTATTAACAACTTGAATATCATTCATCCATTCTTCTATGCCCATTTTTACATATGTAGCAGTGGAAGAAGAGGAAGAAGAGGAAGAAGAGGATGTCATTTTCGAATATTCATTCTCTTTTGTAAATGTATTATCTGCATAGATTCCAATTCTTAACTTGTCATCCTGTATTAATTCAGCCACAGTTTTCCAACCACAATTCGTCATAAATTTGTGATCTTCTGTTGCTACGATTTCTCTTCCGCTAATAGTTTTGACCTTGTAAACAGGATGATCATTTTTACGAATAAAGTGATTTACAACATTGGTTGTTGTCATTTCAAATGTGTTGGGATTAAATGACACAACACGATCGCCGATGGCAACATCCTTTATTTGTATTCGTGAACCGTCTTCCATTAGGACGTTTTCGTAAATTCCAATGCACTGATACGTATTTCTGGGTGCCTGGTTGTGCTCGGGAAACGGAATGCAGGACGCCAAAATCCCAAAAATCGTGCTTGGGTGGATTTCGCAGTGGGTGTAATTGTAGTGCTGAGATCCTCGATGTAAAAGCGAGTTTCGGAGATCCGTTCGTTTCATGGCAATCATGCTGAAATTCTGCTCTTCGGGGTCAATGTATTCAATGAGCGCGTTATCAATTTTGCAGTCGGTTACCAAGTCATCCCAACTCAATTCTTTGCGGTCCAGTTTATGAAGGATGTCGGCGGTAATAAACGACTTGTTATCTTTTACGCGCAAAACGGGACGTGTGATTCTTCCCGAGTCACTGCAAATGCGGATTTCCTTGTTTCGAATGTCGAAGACGACTGAGGTGTAAATATTGATGATCCCTTTGCATTTCTTGTCCTTCAAAAGGTGGTACAATTCAATTGGATCTCTGCTGATTCCTACCCACGCGCCATTTACAAACACTTTTACTTTATCGTACAAATATTTGCAGTCCGCGATTGCATCTAGCGGTTCAATGTGCGATTTCACCTGTGCATGAAGCGACTCGGGATTGCTGGGAATTGTAATGTGTGACATGTAGCTGATATTTTTGACAACGCCGACACTGGCACCTTCAGGAGATTCTGCCAAACAGAGGAATCCCCATGTGGTATTGTGAAGTTTGCGCGGGGGGATGAGCTTTCCGCTCTTGTCGATTGGCGTGTTGATTCTGCGAAGGTGGCTCAAGTTGGAGACGTATGTCAAGCGATTCAGAACTTGTGCGACGCCGACCTTGTTTGTGTTTATATTTTTGATTCCAAAATCGCCGGTAGATAGCGCGCGTTTAATTCCATTTTCAATGGTTGTTGATTTGATGATTTTGTAGACGTTTGTCTTGTTGATAATTCCGAGATAATCTTCGGTGGAACGCCACGAACCCGTATTGATTTCGCGAACCACCTGTTTCGTCATATCTTTGACCACCTTGTTAAAATAGTTTCGGAATAAATTATTGAGTAATGCGCCCGTTAAATCGATGCGCTTATTCATGTAGGAATCGCGATCATCCTGCTTTAAAATCCCCAAGCTGCATTTGATGAGACGTGTTACCATGTATCCCAAGAAATATATTTTTTGGGTGGGGGTTTTGCAGTGAGGAAACAAATCCGAATTCAGAATTTCGGTTGCAAACTCGCGTTTCTTTTTTGCCCCCGTTTCCTTGTCCATGTTCATTGGTGTGTACATTACGATGGACGTGATGTGGCGCATGGCGTCTTCGTGTGTTAGTACAGTGTTGGCGTCAATAATGGATGCTCTTAACGCCATGAGAATTGTTTCATTGTTTCCTTCTTTATTGTCGACGTCGAACAGTATTTTTTCGCAGATATCCTTATCGGCCAAAACGGACAAGGCGCGAAACAGAACGAACAGCGGAATCGGGTGTTTGACGCGCGGAATTTGAACATAAATCGGGTAGCCGAATCCGTTATTTTTTGAAGCAATCGTCATGTTGATTTGTTTGGGCGAAATGCATTTATTGTCGGGGACCGATTTCACTTCTGCGAGCCAGTTCCATTTTGTATTTCCTTTGGAAATGTTGAAGCAGAACACTTTATTTTCGGCGGCTCTTTCTTGACCGAGAACGGTTTTCTCGCTTCCATTGATAATAAAGTAACCACCGGCATCGTAAGCGCATTCGCCCGTTTCATTATGGTTAATGTGACTATATTGATTTAAAATGCAAGTGGATGATTTCAACATGATTGGCATTTTGCCGATATTGATTCCGGGCAAAGATTTGTGAAAAGTTTGCACATGTTCGAGATGTTCGCCTGAACGAACAGTGTATTTTATATTTGCATCTACTGTCATTGTAGATGCATATGTAAAGTTCCTTAAACGAGCTTCTTGAGGAAACATGAGTTTTGTTGCACCATTGTTTTCGTGTATTTGAGCACGATAAAGATGAAAGTCGCTAAATGTCACATCAATTTCTAGTTTATGTTTTCTTGTCTTCCTGTCATAATCCTGTTCTGAAGCGATTACAACGGGATTGAACATTTCAATTGTTCTTTGTATTTGATTGTTTACAAAATCATTGTATGATTCGATTTGGTGTCTAACCAGGCGTTGCAAGTGTTGACCCTCAAAATACGAACCTATTATTTTCCACGGCGTTTCTTCATAATTAATATTTCTGTCATCGTCGTAATCATATTCTTCGCCTACCTTTATTTCTTTTATCGCGGGTTTGTCTGAAGCAACTGTCATGACAACATCATCATCATGATTGTCGTCCTGCTCTAATCCAAATCCAGCGCTAAAATCCATTGAACGTGTATAAGCAGAAGTATACGAAGACGAAGACGAAGCAGCACGACACTCCATTTTGTTTGTGAAGATAAATCTTATTAACTTATAAATCAATTTATTTTTAAATATTTTTTACAACTAAATATAAATAAAAAATATTTAAAAATAAAAAATATAAAATTAGATAAAAAATATAAAATTAGATAAAAAATATAAAATTAGATAAAAAATATAAAATATAAAAATAGATAAAAAATATAAAATATAAAATTAGATAAAAATTATATAAAATAATAGATGGAATAAATTAGGAGTAACAAACTAAACGAATAAATAACAAATAACAAAATATGAGTGAAATTAAAAAAAAAATTGTAATTAACCATGAACATTTAAATCCGAATTTACAAAAAAGAATTAAAAATAAAAATACTGGAGGTAAAACAGTGAAAAAGACGACAGGATTCATTCGACCCAGTGAACTAAAAAATAATTTGATCAAATTATTAAAACAAAAACGAGAAGAAAAACGGCTACATACGCATAAACAAGGGCAACAAGGATATCAAGAACAAGATGAAGAAAAAAAGGAAAAAGAAAAAGAGAAACAGCAAAAAGGTATTAGTCACAACAGTTTAGATAAAAATAAACCTCTGTTTGATAAAAAAAAATATGAAAGTATATTTTCGAAAGATTTTGAAGAATCTTTAAATTATTTAAAATCATTTAAACAAAACAATAATAATCATTCAAACACAAAAAAAAATAAATATTATACACCTACACAAGTTACATTAGATGTACCGAGCGAACTGACTTCTCCGATATCTTTAGAAATACCACCAACGGTTCCACCCATTCGAGACATTTCAGCCACGCTTTCTGAATTGCAACAACAACTGCAACAATTTCAAGGAGGACAACAAGGACAACAAGGACAACAAGGACAACAAGGAGCAACAGTATCATTGCCAACAACGCCAACAATTCCATTTCAAAAAATAGAAACCATTGTATCGCAAATAAAACCTCCACCGCCACCACCTCCACCGCCACCTCCGCCTCTTCCTCCGCCTCCTCCTCCACCTCCTCCTCCACCGCGTTCCGCATTGAAGTATGAAAATTTTCTTAATGATAATAATGATAATGATAATAATGATAATGATAATAATGATAATGATAATAATGATAATGATAATAATGATAATGATAATAATGATAATGATAATAATGATAATGATAATGATAATCAGAATTCATTTCAGTTTAAATATCACGATAAACCATATGGCGCATTAAAAGGAGGAACCAAGCCGTCATATCGTCAATACTATAATAAAACATTGAAAAAATATGGATCACAATCATCGGGACATGGCTCCATAAATAATGGTAAAAGTGTTGAAAATAACAAACTAAAAAAATCCAACAAACCAAAACATGTTCCAAGAAAAATTAAACAAGTGAAACGAAAAACGACAATTAAAAAATATAAACTTGGAAGATATGGAAAAACAATAAGTATTTTAATTAAAAATAATAAAACGATTAAGAAGATTCAAAATGCGCAACGTGAATTAAAAAATGTTCCGATACATGATGTCAAGAATGAATTAATAAAAAACAATTTATTGAAACTTGGTTCAACCGCTCCATCAAACTTAATAAGAAAAATATATGAAGAAGCGAATATGACCGGAAAAGTTGTAAATGTGGGAGGTGATACATTTATGCATAATTATATGAATGATGGTGCGGTTAAAAAGTTTTAAATAAAAAATAAAAATATAAAGCAAAACAAATTAAAAAATGAAATTTTAATAATAATATTAACAATTATAAATAATATTATTATATATATAACAATCGTAATATGATTATTTTAGGAAATAGGGTTCCGTATGAATATTTTATAACACAAGGAAAAGGTGAATCGAATGCGGGATCGAAAGGACTTCCATATGAAACGGGATCGTATGACGCCGCGCTGTTTAATGCCGGTATACAGAATGCGAATGTTATCGAATATACGAGCGTCATGCCAACCGAATCAAAAGAATTAACAAAAGAAGAGGGTTTAAAGCGATTACAATGGGGAGAAGTACTCGAGTGCATTAAAGCACAAGCAAATGGTAAACGGGGGTCAAAAATTAGCGCAGCTGTTATTACCACATCAGTGACGGACCCAAGAGGCAAATATTTAGGAGGTTTTGCGTGTGAATATTCGGGTTCGGGAACAAAAGAAGAAGCCGAACAATCCTTGTTACAATCCATTGTTGGAATGATTGAGAGAAGGGGATACGGAGTAATGAAAGAATCTGGAAAAATGCAACTGTATAAAGATAACGTAACAGATAATGGGTATAAAATTCATCCAGGTAAGAATTTCGTATATGAATATTTGGATGTGAAAGAAGAACACGGCTCTGTATTTACTGCAATATGTTTTGTTAGTTATAGGTTTCCTACTATAAAAAAAATGAATCGAACAAGTGTGAAAAAAATTAAAAAAAATAATACAAGACGAAAATAAAAATATTTTATAATTTATAATTTATTTTATAAAATAATATATATTATAATATTAATCAATTTATCTCTCTATCTCTCTATTTCTCTATTTCTCTATCTCTCAAATATAAATATATAAACTAACATGGATACTTCTCCTGGAAAAGACGACAACCTATTCATTTATATATTGTCATTGACTGCCATGATGTTTGGGTTCATATACGAGAATTTCGCATACATTCTTGGCATTACAGTTGTTATTTTCGGAATAATAGTATATGTCAACATGACGAAAGTGACATTCGACATGCCTATGACCAGATCAAAAAAACTTATTATTGAGACAATGGAACATAAAATGGGCAAAAATGACATAAATGGTGATAATGATAATAGTGGCGACCATAACGATGATACCAATAATAATAACAATAATGTCATCATTAAAAATAATCTCAATAATAATAATATTGCATCAAGTAAAAATAATGAAAATACATTGTTAACACCCCCAATTGATCTTGAAAAAAAATTAAAGTCGGGATTTTGTAATATGCATGCATCAAAAGGTAGTTCAGCAACCGACATTGATAACGAATGTAAAGTATTTGGGAAAGCGTCTTGTTTAAATACGGATTGCTGCGGTTGGGTAGTTACGGCCGATAATCCCGATGGCGTATGTCGCGCAGGAAATAAAAACGGGATTACATTTAATCACGATGATACTGGAAAAAAAATAGATGTGGACTGTTATTATTATAACGAAACGAAAACTGGACCTCGTTGTTTATAATCATTTTCATAAATTTCACTTTTTTATTATAATTTATTTATTTAAAAAAGAATTAAAATAAAAATTGATATAAAATAATATATTTATATAAACACACAGACAAGACAACAGACAATAGACAACACAAACCAACATAATGATCATTCCAGTAAAGTGTTATACGTGCGGAAAGGTAATCGCAGACAAGTACAGGTATTATTTGAGCAAGGTTCGAGAGAAAAAACTTGAAGAACAGGAAGGCGGCAAAAACGGCGATGTTTCCGTTGATAAAGTGCTTTATTTAACGAGGCACAATATCAGAAAGACGGCAGAGGGCCAAGTACTCGATGATATCGGGTTTACTAAGATGTGCTGCAGGCGTCATTTTTTGACTCATGTAGATATTCAATAAATATTCCAGAATATTCCACATATTACAGAATTAAAGTGCATTAATGTATTTTATATTTTTTTAATAAAATATATTAAAAATTGAATTAAAGTTATACATATATATTATTGTTAAAAGAGATAGATAGTTATACAACTTTTAATCTAATGTCATCGTCAACAAATGCAAGCAAAACAATCGCGCGTCTGTATAATGCGAGAAAAAACTTATTGGATTTATTGATGTCGCAGGGCTATGATGTAGAGGGTTACACCAATTTTGGAGTGAATGAAGTGAATGCCATGTTTATGCACAAGCAGCTTGACATGTTGGTTGAAAAGAAGTCATCTGATAAAGGCAAAGACAATGGCAAACATAAAAAAAAAGCTTATATCAAATTTCACCTTGAAAAGATGCTGAGTACGAGTCACATCAACGACTTGATAGAAGATTTGTATATTTTAGGCGCAGGCGGTGAAATCGGAGGAATGGGAATATCTGCAAATGCGAATGATACTGTTTTAACAGACAAGGACGCTTTGATTATTGTTACAAGGCAGGAAGTCAAAACGATGAATCAGTATTTGAATCAGCTGTTTTTGCAGGGGCGGTTCATTGTGCTTCTGTCTCTTGACCGGCTTCAATTTAATATATTGAATCATCAATACGTTCCGCCGCACACCATTTTATCAAAGGAAGAATCGGATGAGATGATGAAAAAGTATAATATTTCTAATACATCTCAGCTGCCGGATATTTCAAGGTACGATCCGGTTGCTTTAGCAATAGGGATGCGACCGGGCGATGTGTGCAAAATTGACCGAGCCAGTAAATCGGCAGTTCATTCTACGTATTATCGGGTTTGCACACAGTAGTTTATACACAATAGTTTATACACAATAGTTTATACACACAATAAAACAAAACAAAAATATATAAAAAATATATAAAAAAAAAGATAAATTGATTTTTTTTATATTAAAACAATAATTTATAGCGTTCTAAACCCAGTAGTTGTTACCCACTACTTGTTACATTCGATGAAATCTTGGGCTTCAATTGTTTCTAACACTCCTCCTTCTATACAAACAGCAACAAGAGGAGCAGCAGCGGCAGCGACAGCGGCAACAGCAGCAACAAGAGGAGCAGCAGCGGCAACAGCAGCAGCGGCAACAGCAGCAACAGCAGCAACAAGAGGAGCAGCAGCGGCAACAGCAGCAACAAGAGATCGTGCCACGTCACTCGCATTTATTGCATCCAATGAACTCGTTACAGAAAAACAGCAATCGGTCGCATTCAGACCTTTCGAAAATTCTCATCCGTCTCACAAAACCCTCATTCGACCTGACGCTCCAACTGTCGTTCCCATCTATGATGAAAATCCGAATACTGCAACCTATTTTGATAGCGACGACAAGTGGTATTTTGATAGCGACGACAAGTGGTATTTTGATAGCGACGACGAGTGTTTCTATCAGGAACGACAAATATTTTCAGATGATGAATAATTATTATATCATCATTATGAAAAAGTAAATATGAAAAAGTAAATATGAAAAAGTAAATATGAAAAAGTAAATATGAAAATAATATATATAATAATATTATTATTTATTATATAGGTAAATAGATAAAATAAATAATAAAGAATAAATATAAGTATAAAAACTAAAAACATTTCATAAAAGAAAATAAAAATTAAATAAGATGGCAAGTTTTTTTTCAGATATAATGACGGATATGAAGGGAGCAGAGCAAAGTTTGTTGGGTCCCGATTATTTGTATTGGAAACGCATTTTAAAACCGTCAGATATGGGCATGTCAGCCGATGGCAATTTTGGCGCGCTAACCAATGATGTGAATGGACTCATTAATTATGTAGAATTGCTGGTTTCGGGAACTGGCGGATCGACTACCGGCGGCCCATTGGGCGATAAATTCTTCCTGAAAACCGGTGGACAGTGCACCGATGTTGCATCTGGAAAAAAGGTGGATCGCTATATTTATATTGATAATATACCAAACGGCAACATTCCGTTTATTTCATCTGGACTTGGAGGAACCGATTTTACGGAATTTGAGGGACTTATTCCCGGAGTTCTCGGCGATTTAGGGAAATTAAATCCCTTGAATTTATTCAAATCGTTCATGATGGGTGAAAATCCTGACTGCATGTCAATCACTCTTCAAACGGTTACGCCGGTTACAGATGCCAATTTCAATGACACGGGAAAAGATAATGTCGGCAATCAAACCCAATTTGTTGCCGTGGCTGATGTAAAAAATATGGACCCGTGCATTTTTAATGATAAGAAAAATCCAGCCGATCCCACATTAACGTGCACAGAAACATTTACGAGTCGAAAAAATAATAATTTGAGCGATTCATCGGATGATGATTCTAATGATGCGAGTGGTCACATGTCAAATCGAAACAAGCTAAAAAATTATAAGAAAATCGAGCAGAATGGTAAAAATGGTAAAAATAATACTAATAGTAAAAAACGTCAAAATAAGTTAAAAAATAGTAATGTAGGAAACGATTTATCGAAATTGCCGGATGACATGTATGTCAAGGCATTTTATGTTTTTATGACGGCTTTTTCTCTCTATGTTTTTTATCGATTTATGAAGAGGGTTTCGAAATCTCGGTCTTAATATACTTTATGAAACAAATATAAAATAATGAGATGAATAAATATAACAATTAGGCGACACGACAAACGCGGTCATAAACATAAGTACAATCATGTCAACGACGCTAACCGATGAGTATTTTCGTCTCTCGAGAGAATACGTGAATAAATATGGAAATAAAACAATATTGTTAATGCAGGTGGGTTCATTTTTCGAGTGTTATTCAAGGGCAGATGCGAATAATAATATCGCAGATGCAAATATGAGAGAATTTTGTACGGTTTGTGATTTAAATACTTCGATTACAAACGGTAGGTGCATGGCAGGATTTCCATTTACGTGTAATTTTAGGGACTACAGTTTGGAGCGATATGTGAAGAAAATGCAAGAACACGGATACACGATTGTGGTATACGTGCAAGACGGTCAAGGCGCAAACACGACGCGAAGTTTGTATTGCATTTATTCGCCAGGAACGTTTTTTTCGAGTGATTCCGCCGTTCTATCTAATAATACGTCCTGTTTTTGGATCGAGCGATTAAGTTTTAGCGCAAATAAAAAAATTATAATGGGAATGTCGAATATTGATATTTATACGGGAAAGAGCACCTGTTTTGAAATTGAATCGGAAATAAATCCGCGTCATAGTCAGACGACGTATGATGAACTGGAACGATTCGTGTCGTCATTTCGTCCGAGCGAAGTTATTATTATTTCAAATCTCTCTGCGAATGAAATCGAAGACATAAAAAATTATGCCAATATGCCTTCAAGTGCAAGCGCAATTCATTGGATTGATTTGAATCGGTCAGATGCTGCAGTGCAGCCATATCCTCTTTTCGTCCAGGCGAAAAATGCGGAAAAACAAACGTATCGGAAAGAAGTGATGGAGAAGTTTTTTTCATTTCATGTATGCAGTGCGATATTCCAGTCACATTCGTTATACGAGTTTGCGATTCAGTCGTATACATTTTTGCTGAATTTTGTGTATGAACATAATCCGCACTTGACGTCAAAAATTGAAGAACCGTGTTTTGAAAACCGGTCGGATCGCATGGTTCTCGCAAATCATACACTTGAACAGTTGAATATAATCGACAGCAAAGAAGGCGGCGGCTCCAACTCGTCCGTGTTCCGACTACTGAACAAGTGCAAAACGCCGATGGGTGCAAGACGTTTTCATTATCGGTTGCTGCATCCGTCGTTTAATGTGTCCACAATACAGAGAGAATATGATATTACAGAATATATATTAAAAAAAGAAGAAAAATGTGGTACAGGAACAGTAACAAAAACCAAAAAAAATATAAATAATGTAAACATAAACAATATAAATTATACAACAGTATGGAGGAGTACGCTTGAAAACATAAAAGACATTGAAAAGCTGCATCGTAGAATACAGATGGGGAAGATTTGTCCCAATTCTCTCTACGTTTTATATACCAATCTCCAAATTATATCGGACATGTATGAAGAAATAAAGGACGACCAAACCTTGTTGAAATATTTGCGCGTAGATTCAGATCCAGAGAGAATTACGAATATATGCAAAGAATTAATGTTAAAAATGGGCTCGTGCTTTTATATTGAAAAATGTCGAACTATTGATTCTCTCGATTTCGATTTGAGTTACCAAGATTGTTTTGTTCGACCGGGCGTAAATAAGGATCTCGATTCCACATACGTTATGCACGAAGACGGGTGCAGCATTTTGGAAGCCATTCGCGCGCATTGCAATGATTTGATTGCAATTGGAGAGAAAAAAGGCGCTACTACAAAAGACGTAGTAAAAGAAAAAGAGTTTGTAAAGAAACACGAAACCGAAAAAGCGGGATTCAGCATTCAGACGACGGAGCGGCGCAGCAAATTACTGCTGGACCAAATTGGCAAGAGAGTAAAGGCGCGCGATCACATGTCAAAACTGGAATATCATTCAATTGCTGAAGGACCAAATAAAGGTGTTAATAAAAAAACGATTGAGTTTGACTTGTCGACGCTGCAATTTGTCAAGGCGGGAAGCAGCGCGGTGACATTCGTACATGAAGCGTTATCCAGCGTATGCGCATCCATTAGCGAAACGAGAAATAAAATTCGCGATGAGATCGGATTAGTATTTCATAAATTCGTGTGCGAACTGAAAGAGTATCAAGAGTCGTTTCAAACTGTAGTTTCATTCGTTACGGATATTGATTTGATGCAGAATCAGGCGCACATTGCCCGCAAATACAAGTATTGCAAACCGATAATTGACTCAAATGAAGGATCCGGGTCTAATGGATCGTATGTTGACGCGAAAGACATTCGCCATTGTTTAATCGAGCGAATTAACGAGGACGAGCTGTACGTGACGAATGATATTTCGCTTGGAGTAAAGGAGCGCGGGTTATTGTTGTATGGGACCAATGCGGTTGGAAAAACGAGCATGATTCGGGCGCTAGGAATTTGCATTATTATGGCGCAAGCGGGACTATATGTGCCATGTTCGGCATTTACGTATCGACCTTATAGGAGCATTATGACGCGGATTTTGGGCAATGATAATTTATTTAAAGGAATGTCGACGTTTGCGGTTGAAATGTCGGAGCTTCGAGTCATATTGAAATGTGCGGACCAAAACAGTTTGATTTTGGGAGACGAGCTGTGTTCGGGCACGGAAATCGATTCCGCGATTAGCATTTTCGTTGCCGGGTTACAAAAGTTGCACGCACTCGAAAGTTGTTTTGTTTTCGCCACACACATGCACGAGATTGTGGATTATGAAGAAATTGCGCAATTGGACAAACTGACGACGAAACACATGGCGGTCACGTATGACAGGGCGAGCGACATGCTAATATATGACCGGAAGCTGCGCGATGGTGCGGGGCCGAGCATGTACGGTCTTGAAGTATGCAAGTCGCTGCATTTACCGGATGATTTTTTGAAGATGGCGAATGCGATTCGGGTAAAGTACCGTGCAAAAGGCGCGGGAACTGGGGATTTGAATTTCAAGCCGAGTCATTTTAATGCGCATAAAGTGAAGGGGATGTGCGAGCTATGTAAAAAAGAGACGGGCGAAGAAGTGCACCATTTGCAGCACCAGAAGGAGGCGGATGTAAACGACTACATTCATCATTTTCATAAAAATCATCGGGCCAATTTACTGACAGTTTGCGAGTCGTGCCATTTAAAGATGCACGAAACGGGACAACAATATAAGCGGGTTTTAACGACGGGAGAAGGCGGATATGCGCTTTCAAAAATATAATAAATATAATAAATATAATATATAATAAATATAATACCCAAATTTAAAAATTAAATTAATATATATTGTTATATATATTGAATTAATTACTAATTAATTAATTAATAATGAAAAAATTATTATTTAGAAATCGAAAAAATAGAAAAACGCATAAGAAAAAAATAGGTAAAATGAATAAAAAGAATAAAAAAATAACGAATAAACATAAACATGAAAATTATAGGAATATGAATATGATAATAGGAGGAATGGAACCTGGAGAAAAAGAAAACCCGGATCCACCGTCTACACCTCAATCTCTCGAACGACCGCGCCTTGCGTTAAAATTGACCCGCACGCCACGTCGTTCTCCTGAATTACTAGCGACGAATGTTGTTAATGCTGCTAATGCTGCTAATGCTGCTAATGCTGCTAATGCTGCTAATGCTGTTAATGCTGCAGTTGTAAGTCCCGTTAAAAACCCATTCCCCTCTCCAATGACTTTTGCACCATTAAAGCAAATGTCGAAAACAAATCAAAATAGACCCTTCAAAACGGATAGTGTAAGTTATTCGTTATCCGAAAGTGACAAGTTTTACAAGAAAGCAATAGATAAAAGATATCAACTCGTTTGCAGCATTGATTTAAGTGGTTATGAAGATAGACCAGATTTGCGTTTTCAAAAGACGGGGTACATTTTTAATGGCAATATACTTGCATTAAGAAACAACCCCCAATCAATAACAAATGGATTCAATATTTCCATAGATGTTAAAACAACATTTAATGGTAGAGTAGAATATAATCCAAGAGTTTTAAACAATGATATAGCAGATGTGTTATTGGAATGTGATAATGAAAACGGTATGAGTAATGGTGGAAGAATAATAAGTCGTAGTATAAAACATTATACCGGGAATTCAATAACGTGTTTTGCGTGGGATAAAAATAATCCCAATCATTTTTTTACAATGGGTCGAGGCATAGGGCCTAATTTGAACAATTGTTTATTAACAAAATTTGATTATACTCCCCCACCAGAACCTAAAAATTTTGATTATACTCCGCCAGGTCCTAAAATAGCGCGTTTTGCAAACATGGCGGAGCGTATGTTTAAATTTGCAATAAATCCAAATCCGCTCATGGATGAAATCGTGTTACTCGATACTACTTCTCGCCAAAAACATTTTTTGATATGTAGAAAGAGTGACTTATCACCGGTTCGCGAATTTGTGTGCAAAGAGCTTGGCGAATACGTTCCGTCGTTTATTATTGACAGTACCGGCAATCATTTGATAGTTGCTGATGCAGTCAATAGTAGAATTCAAGTGTTTCAATTAAGCGACGGAACTTACTTGAGAACCATCGGTCTTCCTCCTCCTCATTCAGTTCAAGTTCATCCGTATGAACCCGTCGGACTTTCTTTGGGACAAATGGATGATTTGATTGTGATAGATCGTGCAAATAAATGCGTGGACATTTTTTCTTATTCTGACGGGTATCGCATTATGACAATTCAAAGTGCACCGGATGAAACACCACTAGGAGTTACCGCAGACGATAATGGAAACTTTTTCGTTTTTTATAGAGGGCGCGATACAAGTATTATTAAAAAATATCAGAATATGATTAGGAAGATTTGGAAGTATAGATTCTATAGAAACATGTAAAAAATGAATAAATACAAATAAAATATGAATAAATACAAATAAAACATGAATAAATACAAATAAAACATGAATAAATACAAATAAAATATAAATAAATAATATAAAATGGATAAATTATTTATTTGTTTCAATGCGTTTTTACTGTTGTTTATATTTTTAGCCGGAGGGTTGAATAAGATTGCAAATTTTCAAGATACTGCGAATTTTTTAGAGGCCAAAATAAATGCGATTCAGTTGAATCCTATATTTATTGCGGCAATCGTGATAACAATCATTTATTTCTATATTATTTCAATGCAAACAAAAAACGTGTACTTGTTTCTTTTAATAAGCGTCGCTATCGCAGGCATTCCATTTTTAGCGTATTTCAAAAAGTATTTGAATCAATATAAAGCGTTCGTTTCATTTATATATGATGCAGCCATTGCGGGAGTGATCGGACTACTCACACTTGGAAGTTTACTAATATTGTATTCATTATATACGAGCAAGTATCAAGAGTATGCATATATTGCGACAATTGGATTAGCGGTATTTACCGCGATGACAATTTTAATTTTTCATTTTCCGACGAATAAATCGGAAATGATTTCATTTACGAAGAATCTCTCTATTTTTGGGGGATTAATGTTATTGTCCCAACGATTTTCCAACTCATTATAAAACATCATACGTTTTAACTTCTCTATTGTCTTCGAGCAAACTGAAACGAAGTTTATAGGACAATAAGTTTTCTAAAATACTTCCGCTATTTCCTTGATTAAAAATACTGCGAACGTCTTGCGGCGAACATCCATTTTTAATGAATGTGGCATTGGATATCGTTCCATCCAACGATATGGTTGTTGTTTGGCTATCGCCAATAACGAGCTGGTTTCCGTTTGTTGTGATATAATTCATGGATGCGTCCATGTAGGTGACGTACGGCGAATTTGCATTACTTGTCGAGTTTGTCAGCGTATCAATAATAACCGTATTGTTTAGAAACCCGTTTATATACACATCGAGGGCGCGTTTACTGCCGTTGTAAAAAGTATTTGAATCCGGGTTATAAACGGGTATATTTTTATTCGTGGTTGGGTCGTACACGGTTTCACTTTTATCGGCGTCAATGTCGTCATCCCCGTTATAATTTAAAACGATGTTTACGGGTTCTGCGATTGGAAACAGCATAATGGTTGTCATTTGATTTGAAGAATTTATGAAATAGGAAACACCGAGATTTCCATTGTTATCAATAGTCAAGCTTAAAAGTGTTACAGGTACGGTTGGTGCGGCAGTTGATGTTGAATTTGCATTTGTTAAACGCATCAAGTTCAAACTAGATGTATTGCCGCCACCACCTAAAGCAGTTGCCGTAAATTGAGGTGACGAATTCAAATTGACCCATAATGACACGGCGAATGCGCCGTTACTTAGCGCAACATTATTCGGTATTGGAACAGTTTTTGGTTGCATGATGGGTCGTGATAATGATACTACCTGAATGGTCTCTTTTTGTTGCTGGTAAAACGAATAAAGAATATAGATGGCCAAAATTAAAATTACAATTAAAATAATATATGTAAAATCAATTTGTTTTCCATAAAACAGCATTTTTTATTATTTATTAATTAACTGAATTAATAATATTAATATTAACCGATATAATATAATTTGATATTATTAATTATTTATTTTTTTGCATTATTAATTGTTAATTGTTTAATTTGATGTTTTGAATAGTATGAATTTTCGTACATTGTTTTTATTGGATCTAATATTTTTTTATAATTTATAAGACGAATTGTTCTCTCGAGTGTAGTTGTTACTTTTTTATTTAATAATGATAAAGTTGCATAATATGAATTCGTATTTGTATTTTTATAAATAATGGGAATTTTATCTGTTTGTGCAATTATATTGTTTCCATCATCTATTACATCGCTAACATAATGAATAGATATTCCTGTATATTTTTCATTTTTTAATATTTGCGCTAATACTGGATTAGGTCCTCTGTAAGATGGAAGTAATGAATAATGAATATTTATTGTTTTGTATTTGGGATGCATATACAATATTTTTGGTATAATATAAAAACTATACATTATTTGTAAATCTACTTTTGGTAAAATTGATATAAAATCATCATTTATGGTATCAGCTGTTTTAATATTAAAAATATTTAATATTGTTTTCAAGTTGACGAGACAATAAGTAAACACGTGTGCATTGTTAGTGATAATGTATTTTATATTATTTGTATTTGTAGTAGTATTATTATTATTATTATTTATACTATTTATAACATTGATAATTATTTTAAGATATTCGATGGAATTTGTGATTATTCCAATGTTCATGTTATATATTTTTATTATGTTACTATATGTTACTATATTATTTAATAATATTTACCTAATAAAAATATTATTAATTATTTTTTTTTCAGCAATTATCTCGAATTCCGAATTTTTAATTAAACATCAAGTCGAGACAGTTCAACATTGTCTTTTACAAAAGCGAATCTAATTTTGTACTTGTTGAAAAAATCGGTCACTGAACTTCCGCCGCCGCTGCCATATCCACTGGAATAAATATCCCACGCGTCTTGCGGGCCAAGCGGCGCCTTATTATAGGTTGCCATAGTAATGAATCCGTCAAACCCGTTTTTGGAACCAACATACAATGATCCGGCGCTTAAACTCCATGTTTTTGCCAAAGCATTTGTTTGAACCAATTTTCCGTTGATGAAAATGTCAATAGAACTTCCGTTGTTTACATTTAATATGATGGATACCCATGTTTGCAGCGGTATATTTGGAATAGAAGGAATTACCGTGTCGCCGCTGTTTCCTAAAGACACGTTCAGCGTATTGTTATCTTTACCTAAACTAATGAGCAAATTGGGATCTTTTTTTTTCGAAGAGTCGGATTCCGAAGATATGATTGGTTTGTCTACCGATGTTGATTCCCAGTCATTCACATAAATCCACATGGAAAGGGCAAAACTATAGTTATTGTCGGGTATAGACAAAGATGTTTGAGTTTTTGCATCCTGCGATCCGCTAATTACAGTAGTTGAAGAGGATGAAGAGAGCATTGTCCAAACGAAATACACAATGACGATGATGAGTATAATAATAATAATCGTTGACCAAGAAAAATCCATTTTACTTTGATTTTTATTTCTATTTCTATATATAACTTGTAATATTTTTTTTTATTGCAAGTTATTTTTAATTATTTGCATTTATTTAATTAAAAACGATTTAATTAATTTAAAAACAATTTTAAATTTTATCTAAAAGTTGGGTTTTAATGGCGGATTTAATAGTTTATGCGTGTTATAAATCCAAGAAATGCCCTGAGAGCCCACGACATCTTTGTAATATACCACATTGCACGCTTGACCGTACATTCCTGAATCGGAACCAACAATCAACGTTTTTGGCAATTTCGGAATAATATTTGGCGTTGAACTTTCTAAATTGTTGTTTAAAAATATATCCATAATGCCATTATTGTTAAAGTTGATGAATAAATGATTCCATCTTTGTAAAAGAACTGGATTCGGAACAATAACCTGTTTTTGACTATTATTATTATTTGTGCTCGTTTGAACATTCACGATCAGCTCATTGGTCGCCGGATTAAATGACACTTGCGGCGCTCCGCCATTGCCGTCTCCGTTTGTTGCAAAGTTCAATATGTTTATGCCGTTGCTGCCGTTGCCAGACGAATAACTGTTAAGCGGTTCAGGGTGAATATAAAACCATGCGGAAACTCCATAACTGTAGTGCGGACTATTTGTTTTAACATTGTCTGCAAGAGACGGCGTCAAAGAAACTGTCTGGCTGTTATCTGAAGGGTCGGTTATAATGACATCAAACGGTTCACTTTTCGCATTCAAAGGCAGCACTTTATCCAAAATAACTTCGCCGTTATGATTAACGATCGCATCGAATACGCTTGGAAGGAGGAAAATTAAAGCAATGAATAAGATTTCGAATGCTAAAAGAATGACGTATGTCCATTGTCGTTGCGCCAATTTGAATTCGTTTCGAAAATAATCGGCCAAGTTCAGAAACATACACGGAATATAAATCATAATTTTAAATATTAAACTCGACCACGTGGGGGGTCCAGAAATATAATTTGGGGCTTCGGCTCCGATGAATCGTACAATCATGGCCAGAATACCGACAAGGATTGCAATATTAAGAATGAATAAAACCGTGTTTGCAATGATGGGCACGTTGGTATACACGTGTAGAACAGCGAGAATCAGACCTATGACTATACCGATGATTATCGCATATTTTAAAAAGGAGGTTATAAAGGGTATAAATGCTTCAATTCCCATTACGAGTAGCGATAAAAGCGCGAATCCAATAAATAAAAACAGGAATAAAAATATCGATTTATTGTCTGAAACCACTTGATAGGGCTGTTTTGTATAAATATAATACACCAATCCCAAATACATGAGAAAAATAATCAACATTGAATTTTTAATGAGGGTAACTAGCGTACCTTTTACAAAATAGTTACACAAAAATGTTATAATTTTGTTTATAATGTAGAGGGGATCGGACAAGGACGCGTCGCTAAAAAATGCATTCACCAAATTAGTTACATTCTCACCTTTTATAATTGTGAGGTATAAAATGTACAGGACGATGAGTCCAACAATGCAAGACATTATGATTCCGGCTAGCGTGTTTATTAAAAAGAGCAGTTCTGAAACTGCGACTAAAACATACAAAATGATATAAATTGCAGACAAGTTGAAAACGATTTTTAAGAAAGCGGCGGATAAAAGTATAAATGCAAATGCTGCGGAAAACCACCATTGATTTTTAATAAAATTATGACTGTACCCATATGCTAAAATGCATAAGACGACAAGGGTGATAAGTATTGTAAAAAATTTAAAGGACGCTCCAAAATCAGAAATGGAATCTTTGACTTTCATAGCTTTCATCATGAATGCATCTCTTGCATCGCTATCCATCTACTAAAGCAACGGTCACTAAATTAACAAAATAAAATAAATAGATGAAATAAAATAATAAAATAATTTTAATAGTTGTAGTATAATATGCCTATATAAAATATAATTACAACAAGTGTACAAATAAATATGGCCAAAATGGACGGATTATTATTCCACCCTGTTTTGTTTAAAGATGTTGTTGTAATGTTGATACCAAATAGTATTGAAAAAATAATTGCAGCGTGCAATAAAATTGTATAGGGGCTAAATTCAGTATTCATAAAAAGTTGAATTAGTCGTGTTATAAATCTTGATGCAAATTCGAATTGTTTGATGAATAATATTATCAGCGATAGAATTGCTATGACTGTAAACGATATATTTACGGGATCGCCTTCTTCGTCTCCAAAGGTTGCGTCGTGTCGAAAAAATACGATAATGCTGGATATCCAGAGGATCACATACATGATGATTGAAAAAATATTCATGGGAGCGCTTAAATTATCTGTAAAATTTTTTGGGAATATCTGAAACATTTTCAAAAATGCATTTGGAATATTTGCAAAGGACAATCCTGTAAAAACTATGGTTGTTATAATAAAAGATAAAAACGTGGACCATCCGGCGTATGCCCAGCAATTGGAACCATTCGCGCAACTTGTGCGCAATACATTTAAATAATAGAAGAACAGTCCAAAAATAAATAAAGCAATGCTTCCGACAATTCCCTTAAAAATAAGATGGATTGCATCCATTTTATATAAAATAGTGACTACAATTGCTAAAAAGGGGATTACGGCGGTAAAAATTGCTGCAATATTTCTGGAAGTGTGACTATCGTTCGGATTTTCATTTAAATCGATTTCCGATGAAACCAACCAATAAATCGATATCATCCAGAATGCGTAGGTTAAGATCGGGAAAAGAAACATGTTCAAGAGGGTGGACAAGTTGTATGATGTAATGTTGAGATTGAAACCATAATTGTAAAGAAAGGTTAAGACCGATGCGCCGATCCACGCGCTAGTAAACCAGCCGGCGACCCACATTTCATCTAAAAAATATAGCGGAATGTTTATAACGATGCATAATAGCGCAATTAAAATGAGTTTTGTTAAAGTTGTCATTGTTCCCATTGTTCCCATTGTTCCATTTTCATTACTATTTATTGACTGCATTTTATTTAATTTTTTATATTTAATTTTTTATATTTAATTTTTTATATTTAATTTTTAGAAGATTCTTAGATATATTATATAATATAAAATTATTTATAAAATATACAATACAACAATCAATACAATACAACAATCAATACAATACAACAATCAATACAATACAACAATCAATACAATGAATAATGAATGATATTCTAAAAGTTTTCAAATGCCGTTTTTTTTCCGTGACAATCTCGGCACAAAGCCACCAAATTATCGACAGAATTAGAACCGCCGTGTTCTAAACGGATTTTATGATCGACTTCAAACCATCCTGGAAGCTGGCGTTTGCATTCGCCGCATTTCCATCCTTGTTCAGCTGCGACAAATTTCTTTTTGGATTCGCTGACGCTGCGTTTTGTGGGCCCTCCTCCAGTTCCCGTCGTTTTTCCCGAACTCATTATTTTATTGATACTATTTTGTTCTCGCCGATTTGTCCAGCCGCTTGCATTATCGCCATCGTTTTCATCTCCATCGCTCTTGTTAAAAAATGAGCGCTTATTTGTCATGTCGAAGAATGGGGTCAACATGTCTGCGGATTCGCGGCTAATGGGCATGTACTTGATCAATTCGTTGGCGTGGTGCATAATGGTCTGAGAATTTGCCGGATTTTTTTTCATGAATAAATACATGGACAAACCGAAAAATCCAATCGTTGCCATTTTTATATATTTTCTTGCATTTGTTGTTTCCACCATTTTAAAGTATTTTCCATCGTAATACGTATTTAAAATTAATGCGGCGGTAATAATAAAAACAATAAACTCAAATTTAAATTTCATCCCTGTATCACGTATATTATTTTAGTTGTTATAATAATAAAATATTATTTATTATAATACTATTATTTGTAAAATATACTAAATATATAATAAATATAATAAATAAAATGATTATAAATATCGCAGTTGCAATTACTAAAAATGGAGGGATCGGACTAAAGGGTGCGTTGCCGTGGCCTCATTTAAAAGGCGATATGGCACTATTTTCAAAACGAACGACAGGTGCAGGAAATAATGCAGTGCTCATGGGTAAAAATACATGGTGCAGCATTCCGGAGAATAGGCGCCCACTAAAAAATAGAACCAACATTATAATTTCTAGCTCTTTATCTTTACCTTTGCCCTTACAATTGACAGCATCTTCATCTTGTTGTCACATATTTTCTTCTATAAATGACGCGATTGCATTTTGCGAATCTGAAAAGTATGACGAGCTGTGGATCATTGGCGGAAGTCGAATATACAATGATTTTTTAAATACGTATTGCGATAAAATAAATCGCGTATACATTACATATGTTTGTTCCAATCATGACTATGACTGCGACACATTTATAGATATTCCAGCCGATAGTTATCTTGTTGAAGAAAAAATATACAATGCGGCTGAAAATTGTTATTATTTGACATGTGTCCATAAAATGCGCGTAAATATGATAGAGACATTAGACACCACCACGCTATCAAGTTTTTTATCTATCGTATAATGATTAGCGGGAGAATGATAAACAATATTGTGAATGCGCATAAAAACAAAAATTCTCGGTAACTATTGTAATTATGATGATAGCAATGAAGACGACAAGTGCGTGTCTGGTTTTTCTTATTACAACTACCTATGTAATAATACTCTTCGTATTGGGTATAAAGGCAATGATTTGAAATAATGTCGCGCAGCATTTCAAATGTAATCATTTTGGGATAAGGTTTCAATGGCAATGTAAAAGCGGATAAAAGCAGAGTCATGAGTTTCTTGTCGGGATAAATGTTGGTGGGATTCATAACATCCTGAAGATGGTTTTGTTGAATGTATGCGTCAATCTTGCGTGTGACTTCTGTACGCGATATTTTTTTATTAGCTGGTTCACCTATGAATTCGGCAAGTTGTGGTGTTATTTCGCAGATGAGTCGTTTGCTTTTTATCATGATGGAATGAATGGAATGACGAGAATGTATTTTATTTTCAATTTTATGAATTATTTTATTTTTATTTTATTCTAACTGTTTTTCCTGTTTTTCTTTTATTCTTTTTATTTTTTTTTAAAGTATTCATTTTTGTATTTCGTGACCCATATTTTCTTCCTCCAAATTTGATCAAATGATCACATTTTTTTTTCATACATTGTAGTTGTTTAGTATCCAGCGATTTTAAACGTGATGCATTATAATGATTTATTGCGCAATTGGAGTATGATTTGATATTTTGTTTTGACGGATTTTTTTTCAAGATGCATTTTTTTTTCAACGACTGCAAGTAAGGGTCCCGTTCTTTTTTCATAACTTTTTCGGGAATGCAGTTGGCATCTTGGCATTGTTCGTATGACATTTTTTTATACCCACCCATTACCATAATAGCAGGAGCAGGGGGTGGGGGAGGAGGTGGTTCAAAACCATAAGGATATAATGATAATGATTCGGTTTTACAGGTGGGACGACGATTATTTTTTTTATTTTTTGATGTTTTTGTCCACGCATAATGTTTATTTGTATCCTGTGGATAAGGATTTACTCTACCTGATTGTATCGGTATATTATCTTCTTGTTCTTGTTGCATTAAAGAAGACAACTCGGGGTCATTATCAAAATCCATTATTTTAATTTTAACTTTAATGTATATACTTAAACCGATATTATAATTTTTATTTTTATTTTTTCTTTACAACCGGTGCCCACTTGTAAACACCATTTTTATCTGCGACAGATTTAAAAAACTTTCCATTATTCCCTTTTTTGGTTTTATTTTTGCAATCATTTGCTGGAAACGCGGGAGAAGGTCGCGATTTGTATTTTTTTTGCGTTTTTTTATTCTTGTTGTCGCATTTCGAGATTCTTGGCATTGTATTATATAATATTATATTATGTTATATAATATGTTAATATAAAATTATTATATTCCTTAATTATTCCTTAAATAAAATAATTAATCCATCGCAGGTCCAGTTCCGCAATATATCTACATGTTTTTGATTCCATTTTGATTCTATTAATGTTATTTATTAAATATAATAAATAAATTAATAAATAAAATTATAAATAAATAAAATTATAAATTGAAAAAAATGTAATTAAATTAAAAATGATTAGTGTATTTTCTATCTTCTATCCACATTGTTACTTGAAATATGAGTTCATCAACAACGCCAACAACAACGTCAACAACAACGTCAACACCAACAACAACGTCAACAACAACAACAACGTCAACACCTTTTCAGTTGAAACAACTTGAAAACAAAGTTGGTTATTACAGATTCGATTTTTCCAACGATGAGCGCTGGGAAGCAATGTTGAAAGCAGTGAATGCGGCGTTACAAGAAGTTTCACAAATTCCAACACTTGAAATCGAGATTGTCGACAGGAAAAGTAGGTGGATGATTCTACCCATGCCTTTGGACACCAACGAGAATCACATTAGCAGAATCAACAATTTATTGTATGACTTGCATATACGAATAGTGTCGGTTACAAAAAACACAATTGAGCGACACAGGTTGAATATCCTGAAGAGTCAGTATCCAAAAATGATCGTACAAGCCGCGACACACGAGAATCTGCTTGAACTTGAAAAAAAAAGTGCCGACTCTTCTGAATCAAAGATTCTCGTGAACTCAACCAATGTCAGAGAAATTGCCAGTTTAGTTATAAATACCTTGAATTTTGGAAGCGAGACACAAGCAATGTGTCAGACATTGTCTTTGCAAACAGATGAGGAATTCAACCCAAAACTAACAAAAGAAAAAACAAAGCCAAAACCAAATAAGGCATTTCGAAATCTTCAAAACTACATCGTGACACAAAAACGGAGGTCAGATCAAACAAAAAAAAATCTGAAACATTTGTGGGCCGATGAAGATATTCGGTATGAAGTTCGCGATCATT